TTACTTAATCTTCATACGACTATAAAAATAAACAAACGCCACATAAAGTGTTGCTAAAACCAAAAACATTATCATTCTATACATATACTCAGATTCACCCAACCAAAAATAAAGAATAAAGAAAAAAATCCATCCGAATGCGACAATCAGAACTTGCGCGCCAAAAGGAGTATCGTTGCTCATGGTAGCGCTCCTTATGAGTCACTGCGCATTTTTTTCAATTCGAGCGCCATCAAGCGCCTGCTAGCCACTTCATGCGCGTTAATATCATTCAGCGTAGGAAATGGCCTTTCTGCAAAGCGCCTTAAGTGAGCGACCTCATCCCGCGCCTCTTCGATCTGTTTTTGAAGCTCGCCACTGGTCTCGACTCCAATTGAGTCAAATTCAATTTCAACCGCACCTGAAAAAACTGTTTTTTTTGTCGATCGAGATACGAGCCAACCCGCATGAACAATCAATGGGCTGCCATAAAAAAACAAAGGCGAGAGGATAAAATACACTATCCCAAACATATTCGGACCGCTTTCGCCTTGTATGAGAGACAAACTTAGTAACAAAATTGCAAATAACGAAAATGGGTAACTGAAAAACGATACGAACTTGGTAGTTTTGCTGATCGCTCTATTTGGCCAAAAACCACCTATTAATAATCCAGTACCAAATAGTAAATATGGGCCAAATAAAAACAGCAAAACCGTTGTTTCATCATGCAATAGCCAAGCTCCTTATGAGTCACTGTTCTTTATCGAAACGCACTAAGTTCGCTTTGCCGCATGAAGGGCAGCATGGCTTCAACGAAGCCAATATGTTCTCCGGCATATCTTTGTAGTTAGTGATCTCAAGACTTCTCCCGCTGAAACCCTCAAGGCTGTACTTCTCCCACAGTCCGCTAAATGGCTGGTCATTTTCCGCGCACTTTAGAAACCCTTTGTGACCGCACTCACAAACGATGGGTTTTTTCGTTCTCGTGGTCATTGTGAAAGCCCTTGCTTTCTTTTCGGCTTTCCGGCCTTCCGACCAGATCCGCCGAGCTTGTATTTGTTCATCAGGTGCCGCGTCCAACCCATCTTTTCGAGCGCCGCATAGGCTTCTTCGTTGGTTGCGTACTGTGTGCTGGTCCAGACGAGGCGGGCATGATCAATCTCTGCCTCAGTCTTTTCCTTCTGCGGTCTGCCGACCACATGCGATGATTTGTTGCCTGCAAGCCGGTCATAGGCATCCAGCACCATATCAAGAAGGTTGTCCCCTTCCCCGCAATGCCGGTTGGTTGAGACCTCTATCACCGGGCATTTCGTTCTTCTGAGCGCATTGACACGACGCCGCAGGATCACCCGTGGAAGCGGTTCACCCTTGGCTTTCTTCCCGGCCAGGATATCGACCCGATAGACCAACACGATGTGCCCGCGTTCCGGGCTGAGCCGTTCCGCCAGTTCGTCAAACTTCTTGATATCCACGATCCGTTCCGGCGCGCAGCCGAACTTCTCAAGCTCTTGCCGCTGGTACTGCGCTGACAGCTTTGGTCGCCCCTGAATAATGCCGCGATACATATGATTTTTGTCCGTCATGCACATCAGAATAATGTTTTCGGAATTATTTGTCTACTTTTCTTTACTATTCTGAAAATCCGTGTTAACTTTTCGCTAATTAATTGGTCAAAGAGGCGTAGAATGGCTATCTCGCTTGAGGATTTCGACCTCACCCGGATGCGTAAGATCATGGAAGATTTTGCGAATGAAGTGATTGAGGGAGTTGTGCAAGACGTGAGCGAATTGCCGGATCGCGCAAGCCCGAAGGATCAGCCAGAGATGATGCTGGTCAGCGCGAATGAGCTTCAGACGATCATTTGGCGCAACATGTTCGAACCGAAATAGAAAGGCCCCGCCAGTGCCAAACCGCATCAAACACTACCGGGAAAGCATGGGGATGACTTTGCAAGGACTCGCTGACGCTGTCGGGTCGCGCAAGGCTTACATGTGGCAGCTGGAGAACAAGAAAAATCCCAAGCCGACCGTGCAGATGGGCATCAAACTTGCCCGCGCTTTCGGCATCTCAGTTGAACACCTGTTTCGAGACTAAGAAAGGCCCGGCATGTCTGACGACATCCATAAGAAGGAGTTCAGCGCGGCTCACGACGCCTTTGAACGAATGCGTAAAGCACATGAACGCGGGACTGGATGCCGCCTGACCGCCAGGATGCAGCATTGTTTTGCTACCCGAAAGACCCACCAAACTGGCTACAATCTTAACCTCGCAATTGACATTGATCTGCACTTACAGCGAACGACAGCCCAAGGTACAAAGAGTTTGCTGCACTGAGAAATAACATCTTCTTCGATACAAATGCCGTGAATTTTGCGTCAAAACTAGCATTCATTGCGCATTCATATGGATTGTGAAATTGTGTGTTCGAAGAACGGCTGATGAACTATGATAATAGTCTAAAACACTGTTTGTTATTGTCAATTTATGTATTGGAAGACTAAATGTCGTCAAATAGCTTGAACGTCCTATTTATGCCCGCGATAGATGGAGATCTGTCCAACTATATGCATTACGTTGCGCCAGACCGCCAGCATAGCGGTCAAAACTGGAACGCGAGGACAGGTGACGAGGTTAGGCAAGGCCAAACAATCTACGCACTGGAGTATGAAGACTTGGCCAGCGTCAGAGATAGCTTTTTGGGTTTGTTCTTTCAGATGTTGGGCGTCATTCCACGCCCTTCCAAAGGAACTTTTTCCTTGAAGTGTCCTGTTGATGGGACGCTTCATATAGATTCCGGTTTTTATGGTGACGCCCCCGCAATACACGATTTTGACAAACTTAATTTGGAAAATTCTTCGGCGTCTCTGCGAGGCGCACGTTATAGCTTTCACATTTTCACGGAGGCTAGACCAAACATTTTTCCATATGCTTACTACAAGCCTTGGTTCGAATTTGTTTCCCAAAACAGACACTGGATAGAGAACTCAATTAGACACTGGTCTGGCGACAACGGTGTTCAAAAATGGCAACGAATGGCAGAAAGACAAAAAGGTCGTTTTCAGACGGTTCCCTGCAAAGTCATTAGCTATAATCGCTTCATAGAGTTGGAGCGGGAACGTTGGGAAGGCCAACCTAACAAACCAGAATGGTTATAAGAACTCCCTTCGTGTGCCAGGCTGATCATAACAATCAAAAGTTTTGTTGGTTGCTCCGCCCGCTAACCTGACCTTGGTGCGGGTCACTGCCAAAGTCTTTATTCAATTAGGATAGTCGCGCACTAGTGTGCGGCTTTTTTCGTTGAGCACTGGATGCTTGATGTTTGCAATCCGGAGCGAGCCCCGCTCCGGGTCTCCTGCGTTAAAACAGGAAGTTTTGACTTGTTGGAAAGGTCTTAAACGCGATAAGAACATTACCGGAACAAAAACGAGATCCGGCATGACGCGACGCAGTGGTCGAGGGACTATCAAGAAAGAGCCAACCCTTGAAAAGCTGGGCAACGGTCGCGCCGGCGCGGTCGATGTCATGCGTCAGGCAAAGATCGGGTCGCCTGAATACAAAAGCGCCGGTTATGTCGCCGACGCCATAGACGATCTTGCGGAAAAACTCACGGGTGACCGGACGCATTTTCATGCACAACCGGCGTCGACCACTCCGAAGGATTGAACCCCTCATCACAACCTCAACTAAGCGAAGGTTGCACATTCAATCCGATTCAATTAGTGCTGACTTCTCTGATACTTTGAGGAGAAGCTGGGTGAGATTTGTAATGTTGATTGCGGTCGGATTGCTTCTGGCCGGGTGTCAGACCAAGTCAATAGAGGAACGCCTCAACACGTGGATCGGAGCGACCGAATCCGAAGTTCTCGACCAAAAAGGCCCACCGGACAAAAGTTATTCTTCCGGCGGGAAAAAATACCTGACATGGATCGGCACTCCAAGCGCCTACACTTATGGTGGAACTACTTCTTTTTACCGCTGCGACCTCACCTTCACCTTTACAAGAGGCAAAGTCACCAACTGGCGAACGAAGGGCTGCTGAAGCCTGAAAAGGCCAGATCAATATGTCCCGTCTCGACGTCGCCAAACATTTTATGATCAACCTTTTTCGGCGCCACTTCCCAAGGGTTCGATCAAGCAGGGATCATTCCCTGTCCTAGACGAATTGACCTCCCGGCCGACACGATAGAATTCGAAACTCGATCCGAGATTGTCGGACAAGAGCGCCTTTGCATCGCTCACCACTGTCTCCGGATTCAGCCAAGCATCATAATGCTCAGGAGAAAGCACGATCGGCATGCGATTGTGCACCTGGTCGATCGGCGAGACAGCCGCGGCTGTCAGGATCGTGCAAGACGTCACTTCGGCGTTGGTGTTGTAGGCCCAGAGTCCGGCAAACGAGAACGGTGATCCATCTTGAAGATGTATGAACCAGGGATCCTTGCCACCGTCATCGCCCTTGGTCCACTCATACCAGCCGTCAGCAGGTATCAGGCACCGTTTGGTCTTGTAGGCTTCGCGGAAGGCCGGTTTCTTTTCAGCATCTTCCGACCTTGCATTGAACATCGGGTATTTGCTTTGCAGCTCCTTTGCCCAATGTGGCACGAGCCACCAACGACCTTCGGAAACGACCTGAATGCCTTCCCTATCAAGATGGATGAACGGCACGTCCTGCGTGGGTGCGATGTTGTAGCGGGCGGCCGTGTTCCGCTCCGCGTCCTTGTCGTTCAATCGGTACAACGCATGAATTTCTCGCCACGGCTTGGCAAGAGTGTAACGACCGCACATGGGTGAAGATCCTCCCTGATTGCACGGCCATTAGAGACAAGTTACCAATCAAATGAAAGCGTCGCCGACGCTATTGATGATCTAGCGGAGAAGCTCACCGGTGACCGCACGCACTTTCACGCGCGACCGGCGTCTACGGCTCCGAAGGAATGAAAACTCGTCTCCTCAAAAATTATGGTTCATTTACATCAACCACTGGCATTGCCTTTACAGACCCGGATAATGCCACTCCCTCAATTCCCGGCAGCTTCAAAATCTGTCTGTCGACGTGGTCTCAAACTCATTTGTTGCAAACAGAAGTTGCTGCCCATACGGTGAGCCACGTTGCCAGAGATACGACTTGGGTGCCGAATATGACAAAACCCAATAATCCTAGGACGATTGCTGATCTCATTTCAATCGACGCTTGGCGTACCCCGTATTCGGGAATAAATGCCCAGGCAGATGTTTACATCCATGTGGTCTTCTCCGAAGCTCGCTTAGGCGAAGAAGATCTTGGAGAAACGCCCGTACGATTTCGGCTCAGTCTTAAAAAAGCAGCGATTCACGTGAAGCGCGATGAGCTTGGTATTCTCAGAATTCCTCCTGCAAGCGTAAACAGGATGGCCAATCAAGTCGTTAAATCTGACGCCGAGTCATCGACGAAGCGATCCGATAAATTCACAGTTCATTTTGGCACAAAACCTCAGCCACCCTATTTGGATGCCGGCATCAAAATTGAAAAAAGCCACGAAGAAACAATAAACAATGACCGCGAGAAACTTGATAGCCAAATGCGCGTCATTTGCCGCAAGGGTAACGACGAGAGCCTTTATATTTTTGAGATAGAAGCTGCAGACTCCGGAATATTACTCGGGAATCCATGGGGCTGCGAAGGCCCAATCTTAAGTGTTCAAGGCTCCAACGCAACGAGAACCAAAAGGGTCCCTCCCGAACTCAAAATCGAAATAAAGTGCAAGCGGGAAGATCTGGCGATCGAAGATATTCAATTCAAGGAAAATAGCGCCTATAATATCTTTTCCCTTAAAAGAGAAAAAATCATTGCGGCAGAACAATACATAAAATTATCTCTGCTTAAAACCGGCCTCCCTTGCGGAGACCTTTCCGACCCCTTTCATACGGTGGCTTTGGCAGACGCAATCTTGGTAGAAGCATGATGCTAGACCGACTTGAGCTAATCTTAAATGCGCAAACCGACAACCTTCTCGAACTTGCCGAAATCGCCGCTCCAGGTGACCGAGCCTTTTTCAAAGGTGCCACTTTCTGCGGTGCTGATTTACGAGGACTGGACTTGTCGCCATTTGACCTAGTTGGCGCATCTTTCGAGGGCGCAATTCTAGATGAACAAACCAAACTACCTATCCTCGAACCTCAAGCGTATATTCCAGTAATTGATGCTCTACACAGTGAAATTGCAGAATACTTTATTAATGATTTCGACCCCGACAGACACCTAATTCAAGTTAATTTATGGAATAGCGCCAATCAAGCAATCGACTACAATGACTATTACTTTACATCAATTGAGTTAATTTATGGAGCACTATCTCGATACCGCAAAACCTTATCTAAGGGTTATAAAGTTGTTTTTTCGGAAGAGTTACGCACCCTGTCTTCGTGGCGTGGTGATAAAACAGGATACCGTTTCGAATACAAAGGTAATGCAATACTTGATCCCGAAAGCGTGCGCGTAGAATTAACATTGCGTGACAACAGGACTAAAGTATTGTCCTACAATACAACAGCCTTGAATCTGTGCCGCCAATTGAAAAATGCATTCGGTACTTACCGTGATATTTTTTTGGGACTACACCCGGACAATTCACTGTAACTATTCTCCGCATTCGAGCCCCGAGCTACCCCTCGTCTCGCTCGCCAGCACGAAAGATTGAACAAACACCTCGTTTCGCTTAAGGGTCTGCACCTCAATCCCTTGCCTTATCAGTAATCCGTTTTGATGAACCGCCGGATCATACTGTCCTTGGCTGCTGTATTGTTTGCAAGCTTGGTGGTACTTGTTGCCAGGCAGGACTGGCAGGGAGCTGTTCCTGTTGCGTGGGGATTAATTGGAGCGATCACGACAGTTGCTCTCGCCAAGAAGCAATAACACCCCTCACCACATCCGCGCCGCGATCTGCCGTTCTTCCGGCCCGACGGCCTGAGCATAAATCGCCGTCGTTTTCAAATCCGCATGCCCGAGCCAACGTTGCAACATAAGCTCCGGCACACCCCGCGCGACGGCATGAATTCCAAAGGCGTGGCGAAGGCCTTTCGGGTTTGCCTGCGGCCCGTCGATCCCGGCAAGGTCCATGATGTGCTTGACGCGCCGCCAGGCCGTCACCCGCGACAAATGCCACAAAGGCGCATCGCATGCAGTCGCAAACATCGGCCGGAACACATCGCGCAGATCTGCGACCAAATCACTCGGCAGCGGGATTTCACGGAAAACGATCTTGTTCCGCTTCTTTAGGGAACGGAACGCCACGACTTCAGCATCGACCTGGAAACTTCCAGCTGATAGCGACAACGCTTCCGAGATCCGGCACCCGGTATAGGCCATGATCCAACAAAACAAACGCGTTTCGTCAGGTGCGCGGCGCGCAGCTGCCAGAAAAGCAGCCCGCTCCGGTCCGTTCAGATAAAGACGCTTGCCGTCGTTTGAGTAAAGTCTGAGACCGCCGTCCACCTTGCAACCCTATTGGTTATAGTGTTTCACGAGCACCAAGGGTTGCGGAAAAATACTCAAGCGTTTCAAGTTGAACGCTACGCAACCGAGAATTAGTTGTCAATTATTGTTTGAAACAGCACGGTTCGCCGCAACACTATAACCAATTCTGTTTCATGAGCATTTGAATCTGTCAGAAAGACCTTTTCAATGCTTATCAAACAAACACTCGGCCATGTATTATCCGACAATCCCAAGATCAAAGCGCTTGCCCTGAAGGTCAGCGCCTATCCCGACTTTCTGCGCTTTCAGGAAACGTTCGCGGTTCCAGAGCTGATTTCCGGAGAAGCCAGAGAGAAGCGCAATAAGCTGTTTCAGGCTGTCTCCGACCAGGAGGGCTTGAGCACCATCCCGCTTCGCTATTTCGAGTTCGGCGTTCATGAAGGTGCGTCCCTGAACTGGTGGTCCGAAACGAACCAGAACCCGGCCTCACGCTTCTTTGGCTTCGACAGCTTCGAAGGCCTGCCGGAGGACTGGTCGACAACAAAACAGGCCGGTTACTTCTCGACCGGCTTAACACTTCCGGAAACCAACGACACGCGCGTTGATTTCGTGCCCGGATGGTTCCACCGCACCCTGCCCCTGATGCTGCAAAAGCTGGAGACCGAGGACCGCGCCGTCATCCACATGGACGCGGATCTCTACCGCTCGACCATCTACCCGCTTTGCCTGATCGGCTCTCACCTTAAAGACGGTGACATCCTGATCTTTGACGAGTTTCTGGATAGCAGCCATGAATTCAGGGCGTTCGACGATGCGCGCTCGATTTTCGGTTGGAAATTCGAGGTTCTCGCCGCGACCGAGCAATACGCTCAAGTGGCAATCAAGTTGAAGATTACAGAAGCGCCGGTCTGGCGGCGCTCCTGATCGTCAGCTGATTGTCTTGGTTGCCATGAACGCGTAGGTCGCATCGATCTTCGCCTGGATCTCGGCGGCCGAACCGGAGAGCGCGTTCGTGGTGATAGCAACCGACAAGACCGTCACTGGAGCGGCCCATGGGAATGACGCGAACCCGCCACGCAGGCTGAAGTTGTCAAGCGTGTTCAGCGCGCAGCCCTCAAGCAACAGCGTGCGCTCCGTCAGCGTCGCCAACTCGTCATAAAATGCACCGCGCGTTGGCGTTACCGCACCGTTGGAATAAAGGGTGCCGCCGATGGTGGAGACACCGGTATCGGAATCCGCACCATCTTGCGCGATGAGCACGTAGGGGCTGGAGTTGTTGCCGTCGGTGATCAGGATGGCGTTGTGCGGCGAGTCTGCGCGAACACGCATCCACAAGTTACAGGATGCCGGGAGTGAGGTCAGATCAATGGGAGGGTTTCCGCTCAGTCCGGCCTCGACCCCGTCCGGAAACCTTATGCCCTTCCCGTTTATCAATTGCGGCGGGTTGGCGCTCTGATTCAGTTCCAACCCAGCGATGCGATCGACCCAATTGTTGACTTCCAGTATACCACCGTTGTCAACGGCGCTGACGCCAGCCGGAATATCCCACCAGACCAAAAGCTCAGGCGGCAAATAGATTTCATCCATCCCCAGTGTTGTGTTCTCGATGACCGTGATCGAAAACACCTGGCTGGCGACTCCACCACCGATCGCAAGGTTGGAGGCCTGGACTTCAACGTCATGCTCTTGCGCCGTGGCATAGTCGAGCGTTCCTGCCGTGATCACCTTGTTTGCGTCGAGAGCAAACTTTCCACCCGCATTGTCGAGCAGCGACCAGATGATCGGAGACGTGCCGGCACCTGCGGAAAGCTGTCCGATCTCGGTGCCGACCAGAGCCTTCTCGTCAATAGACGCGGGATCGGTCGACAGTGTCAGACCGCTCGGATGGATCGGATTGTCGATGCTTGGCCCCTTGACAGCCCCGATCGGTGCCCTGGTCCAGTCGAGTGCATTACCCGCAAAGTCCCGCTGAACCAGAGCCAGTGCACCCGGAAGCGCTGTGAACCAGGGCTCGGTCAATGGCAGCAATCCTGAAAGGTCGCCGACAGAACCGTCTGCCTGCCCGCCAATGACCGGCATCGGATTGTAGCCAAATGGATCAATCAGGACGGCGGCCGGATCGGCAACCAGGACGTTGTCCCCATCCAGCAACGGGCTGCCGTTCGCTCCCGTCCCCATGAAGACGTTACCGCGCGGCGGCAGTGTCGTTGCCACGTAGGTGACATTCGGCGTAACACTCGTGTCTGTGATCGTGCCGTTGCGGATATTGATGATACCGAAGACGATATTCCCGATCGCATCGTGAAACGCCCACGTGGTGTTTCCGATCTGGAGCGCGTTCGCAGGGGTCGCTGGATCTGCGCCCGCCCAGGGCAGGAATGTGTTGCAGTAGTACCGCATCCGCGCTTCTGTCGGGAAGTGGCCGAGAATAGTCGTAAAGCCTGCCGGACCACGCGTCCAACCTGCCGGCGTGTTGCTGTTGTCGTTGAACCCGTTCTGAGCAATGTCGGGACCGAGTTTCACAACATTGCAGGTTAGAAAGAAGTCACCGCCGTCCTGCATTGCCAGGGCGATTGCATTCTTGGCGTCAAACAGATTGCCGTGGAACCAGAGTTTCTCGGCGATCAGATAGCCGCTGGCCGCGTTGCCGTGAACGGATCGGACCTCGCCGAACTCATTGCCGGCAACAAGTGCCTCTTCTGCGGAAGCAACAGAAAAGCCTGTTATGCCGGTGAGCCGTATCCGGTTCCCGACCGCAACAAACCTGCTCGACTTGTTGAGAACGAAGCCGCGCCCCATCGGTATCCGGTCGATGGTGCAGTCAAAGATCTCCACATCATCGAAGTCGACGAGTGTCAGTCCGCCGCCATTACACGCCGTTATATGGCACTGCTCGAACCTGACGCCGGAGCGCTCGAACTGGTTCTGCTGCTTGGAGAAGATGCCACCAGCGCGGCCGTCGACCGGCTCAGGGCCACCGACACCCGACACCTTGATGCCGAAGAATTCCCAATGGCTGGCAGAACCAAGGTCAATGCCCCGCATGCGTTTGGAAACACGGACCCGCTCGATGTTCGCCGGATTATTGGGCCAATACCAGATCCGCCAATTGCCACCGCCCAGATCCCGGAAGGCCCATTGCCCAGGCCCGGAAATCGCAAACGGCACATTGCGGATCGCCATTTCCTTACCTTCCCAAGCCTCTGTCTTGGTGTTGGTAAAGGTGATGTCGCCGGTCGCTGCAACGTGGCTGTCGATCTCCGTCTTGAAGTTGGTATTGTTCGCAAGATTGGCCCAGATTTCCGAGCCGTCGAGTACGCCCTGAGCGTAATTTGCGTCACTCCAGAAAGCACTCCTGAGCGTGATGGTGCCGGTTGTCGCTGTTTTCGTCAGGTCGGCAATTTCAGAGCCCGCGTCGGCACCGTTGAACCAGAGCTTTTTAAACCTGGCAATCTCCATGTCTGCAGCATTGTGCATGCCTGCGGCGATCATTGTGACCGCAGCCATCTGCAGTTCGCCGTTGGCGTCGGGCTCCTGCAGGATCGCGTCTTTCAACGCAACTTCAGGGTCCGCTCCAAGGGAAACATCTATGCGGTGGATATGAGCGAAATCCGCGTTGCCATAGACATCAGCCGGACTAGTGCAAACCGACCAGCCGTTGAGTTCGTCGGTCCCGGTGATCTCGACGACACCGCCCTGGCCGCCAAGACTGAGCTTGGCAACCTTGATCGGATGCGCGGCCGAGCCCTTGTTGGGACCAACGGGATAGGGGTCGGCATTGACCTCTTCCCCGTAAATGCCGGGAACAAGCAAAATGAGATCGCCGTCCACAGCGGCGTTCACCGCCTCTGCATACGTCTTGTAAGCAGCTGCAAGCGTCAGGCCGTTGCCTGAAATCGGAACAGAGGGATCAACGAAACGCCGGACACCGGTACCGGTTGGCTCCACGGACATGCCGCGCGGTGTGATATAGCCCGTTTCGTTCTCAGCCGGCCCCACCAGGGTCGCCGCGTCTTCGATGCCAAAGTGCGGCATGACAAAGACGGACGGGTCCGGCGTTGTGAGGCTCGTGCTGCCGAACAGCGCGCCGACACCAAAGGCGATGCCGGCAAGCGCGCTCTTTCCAAAGTGAATGCCCTTCATGACTTTGCGACCGAAACCTTGAGCTGCCCTTTGTTGGAGATCGCCCAGACCCGGTCAGTCGCCGTCAGTCCGCTATAGGCAACCGGCTTGTCGGCCTCTCCTTCAAACGTGCCGTCCCGGTCGAGATCAACAGCAGGTGCAGTCGCGGAAATCACAGCGAAAAAGCTTTCCGTCGACCTGGTCGCGATGGTGACATTGGCGGCGCCGTTGGCAATTTCTGTCCAAGCGTTATCGCTCAGGGTTTGAAGGCCTTGAGTGGTCATGTGTCTCTCCATGCGCGCCGAAGGGCGCCTTAGTCAGATGTGTTGAAAACCTGCTTGAGTTCCTGAGCGAGTTGCCCCGGCATTGCTTCAAGTCTTGAGTCGAGCCGCTCGATCGCCTGAGCGAGACGTGTCTCGACCTCTTTCAGGTGACCGACAGAGGCGTATTCGCGCTGAACCTCCAGCTTGTAGTCGTTCAGTTCGCGGCGAAGCTCGCCAAGGTCACGTGAAAGATCGTCTCGAACGCGGGTAACGCGGTCATGCATCTTGTCCTCACGAGCATTTTTGTCCCGTTGAACCGATCGGTCGCGCGCGATGACACCACCAATGAGACCGAAAAGCGTGACGGCCGCTCCGAACAGCCAAAGATCCCCGCCGTCCAGAGTGCTCATCGGCGCCCCCTGATCGCGCTGGAAAGCGCTTGCGCGGTTGCCACCAGACCGCCCGATCCGAAGATGGAGGCGACGATCGTGTCGACATATGGTTTGACCGATGGCGGATAGTCCGACACCGACCATGAGAAATCGAACACGGTGTCGATGGTGATGGCTAAGAACCAGAACCCTACCGATCCGGAAAACAAGCACCAGATGAACCAGAACACCCGGTAGCGCCTGGCGTCGGCGCGTTCTTCGGCCGCTGTTTCAGCGAAACGGTTTATGGCATTCGCCCGGATGTCCTGGCGCCTGGTGTCGTTGCTGACGTAGTGGTCGACACTGGCAAAGATCCGGTTGAATGGTCCCGACAGGAACAGCGACGCGATCTTGCCCCACATCACGCCACCTCGCGGCCGACAAGCGTGTTCCAGCAGCGCATAATGACATCACGGTACCGCCAGGCGAAGTAACCCACCGCAATAATTGCGACACCGGCGGCAATCCAGCCCCAGGGAAGACCGGAGAAAAACGCACCAATCGTCGAGACCGCCGTCACGCCCCCGCCCTTCTGGACGCTGTCCTTGACGGCAATGGCATCGCGGCGCAGCTGCGCCATGGTCGCCGGGCCAATGATGCCGTCATTGTTCAGGTGCGGGTGTGTCTTCTGATAGGCCAGGACGGCTTCCTTGGTGTTCTTGCCCATCCAGCCGTCAATTTCGCCAGGATCAAAGCCGAACCGCTTCAAGGATTCCTGCGCTTCCTTCACGACAGGATCCGGCTCAAGCGGCTTGATATTCGATGCCTTGCGCTGCGTGCCTTCACCGATCCCGGTGTATTCTCCGGTCAGAAACAGGTGTGCCTCTTCCTTGCGCCGGCGCACCAGGCCCGGCAGCTTCCGTCCTCCGGCCTTGTTGTAATTGTTCCGCCAATGCTCAGCAGCGGCAGCACGATTTCCGGACTTCCAGAGCTTTGCAGCCTTCCAACTCATGAAACGAGGGCCAAGGTTGAAAGTGGCCGATACGGCTGCATCGAACTCGTGCTGCAGGGCATCCGCCGGCATTGCCGCTTCAACGGGCGGTTCGTATTCCTCGTCCAAGGCGGCTTGCAGAATGCGCAGGTTCTGTTCACGGGTAATCGTGTCACCGGGTTTGAGCTTATGGCTCCACATCGCGCGAAAGACGGCGCTGCTGTTGGTGAAGCCGGTGCCGATAGTCAGCACCCCGACAGGATCGAGATACGCCCGCGACACGAACCCCTCATGCGCCTGGACAAATTCAACACCTTTTTCACTGGTTTGCATGTGATTTCCTTTCAGGCATGAAAAAGCCGCCTGAAACGGCGGCGGTAAAATCCAGTTATGTCGACTGTTGAAGCGGTCAGACGTCCCAGTTCATCGGCGTCAAGCCAAGAGACGTGGCCAGGGCATCCGCGTTTGTCTTCGCTGTTTGCAGGATCGCCGTGTAGTTCACCGGATCGCTTTCTGCCTCCAGCGCGACCTTGGTCGCCCGGCGCAGACCCGCGATCGAGCCGGCGATCTGTCGGAAGGCAGTGGCATTGGACAGGATCGCGTTTGAAAGGTCCGTCAGGGTTTCACCGGTCTGACTGGCCTCGGCCTGCAGCATGGCGGTCTGGTCTGCCGTCGCTGTGCCGGCAAGATGCGCAACCGCTGCCGCTTCCTTCACGGTCCAGGACAGTTTCTCGCCGATCGACACATTGCCGGACACATGGTTTTCGAAGGCTTCGGCATAGGCAACGATCATCGCCTTGGCGCTGTCCAGCGTGTATTTGGCAACCGCAGGCCGGGAGAAGGTGCCATCACCATTGTCGGTGTCTCCGGGAAACACTGTATCGGCAACTTCCGGCCAACCCGTCATAGGGTCAAAACTGACCGTGACAACAACGCCGTTTTTGATTTCTGCAAACTTGGCCATCAGACTGCCCTCACGTTGACTTGCCCAAAGACTTCAACACCACTGATCGCAGACCCACCGACCCCGAGACCATCTGTCGCTTTCGTGGCTTCGACCTCGTACTGCAACTCATATGTTATTCCGGCAACAAGCGTCCCTTTGCCCACGACATGACCCGTGCTGAAGGCACCGGCGCGGATGTAGGTCATGCTGGAAAGAGCAACGTCCTGGCCATCTGTGATGTTTCGGAGATAAAGCTTGGAGCGCAGAGTGTTGTAAAAAACAGCCCAGAAGTCACATTCGCAATCGACTGTTACTGTGAACTGATTTGATGAAAGTGAAATGATCCCTTTGGCGTCCTGGACTTCGGTGTTTATCGGGTAGGTTTGCCGTGACCCGGAAGTTGCCGACCCGCCGTTGGTGTTGTTGGGTAGCTGGTATTGCAAGAACGCCAGGGCACCCGCCTTTGCTTCAAGTGCGGCGACATCTGAGATAACGTTGGTCAGATCCTGAATGACGTTCGCCGCTGTGATCAGAACCGGATCATCGACACCATCGGCAACCTTGACCGCGATGTAACCGATAATCGTCTTCGGTCGTGTTTCCGTGTCACTGACCTTCGCACCAGGTGAATTACCGCTGTCAAATTGCAACTTCACATTTGAACCAGCCGAACCTTCCGCGCCGGCATTAGAGCCGTTGGTGGCCGTGTAGGCACCCAAATAATGTCCTGAATTGGGAGGACCCCGACCTGTGAACGGTTCGTCTATTTCACCCGTGATGCGCTGCATCGCATCTTCCTGAGTGATCCCCATCGCACCACCGGCTTCCGGGTTGATCACGCCGGACGGATCTCCGAACCGGAAATAACGACCGGCAAACGGCGGGAAGTTACAGGTCGTTGATCCATCGCCGTTGCCATAGCGGAACACTCGACAGGTTGTCCCGTTGGCTGTGGCATTGGCCGAAAGCGTCACTTGCGACGGTCCGTCAACGGAAAGGATCGTGGTTCCGGCCGGGATCTGAGGCCCTTCGACATCCATGCCGGCAGCAAGATCCTGATCGGACCCGATACCGGTGACCACGGCCGAGCCGCTGGTGATGACCACAGTGCGCTCCGGCGCATAGTGGTCGAACAACATGTGATAGGTTGCGCGGCTGAACACCTGAGACGCGGTTTTGACCACGACCCAGAAAGCGCTTGGTGTTGCATCGCTCATCCAGAGCATGGTCGAGCCGATCGGCAGCTCCGCGCCGAGTGCCGAGGCATCGGCTTTGCTCTGAATGTCCGCGTCCAGTTCCTCGATCGCGTCCTGGACGTTTTCCGCCCCTACGGTGCCGGCTGGCGTGAAAGGCGTACCTGCGGCGTTGCCCAAGACCGTGTTCTGCGCATCGATCGCGGCCTGTTCGGCGTCCGCTTTTGCCTGTTCCGCATCGGTCTTGGCGGTTACGGCAAGGGCACGGTCCGCAGCCGCAGCCTGAGCATGGCCCTCGGCATTGCCAATCTCGCCCGCAGTCGGTCCAGCAACAGGTTGTCCGGTCGCGTCGAACATCGGCACTGTGTTCGCTCGCCCGGCAACATCCGGAAACGGGTTGATCGATTCCCCGGTCGGAACCCGCAAGGATCGCGACAGGTCGGTTTCCGGCAAAGGACCGATACGCGCCCAAGCCCCTGCGCCGGCGTCACCCGATTTCTGATAGACGCCGCGATTGGCAAGGACGGCGTCACCCCAAACCTTCGCCAGCGCGCCGGCGTTCCAGTCAAGATCGGCCTGCAATTCGGCGAGCGTCGCATAGTCTGTTGCAAGGGACGCACCCACCTGCGTTACAAGCTTTTCAACGGGGATGGTGGCCAGCGACTTGACGCCGGCCGTTTCCACATGAGCCACCACTTCCTTGACCACCGAGGCCGAAGGTAGGTTGTCCGTTTTAACGCCCAAGGGTCTCTCCTATGTAACAGTGACCGTAAACGGCCCGGCGATCGGTCCCGCCTGGTCGTCAAGGTTCTGCGGTTCGAGGTAGTAGTCGTAGTCACCTGCCGGCAGCAGGCTGGTGTCCTGACCGGTCGCATCGCCGTCCGTAATCACCAGTGTCGAGGACTTGGTCACGGCATGCGTGCCGATCAGATGGTTCGGCTGGTCCAATGTGCCGCCTGCAGCCAGCCGGTAGATAATGACGCTGACGACGTTGTCGTCGTTCTGCGTCACGATCGTGATGGTGGCGTGAGCGACAGCCTCGACAACACCGCTGCCGGATCCAAGCGGCATCGGCAAGTCGGCGTCTTCCTCCCCGATCGTCACCGCAGCAATCGAATTGTACGGCCCCGGTGTTCCGTTTGGCGTCAGCGCACGCGCACGCAAATCAACATTGTCGCCACTGAGATATCCGGATATCGGAGATCCACCGTCACCCGCCGAAATCGTCACCGTGTTCCAGATGACGTCTCCGGTTTTCCGGTGATCGATTTCAAAGGTTCCGATGATCGCCGAGCTGCCGGCACCTGGTGCAATCAGAACATCAAGCCCGTCGACGCTGCCCGTTCCAACCAGGCCGGTGCGCACCGCGGTGAAGACGGGCGCAGACGGAACCGCCAGCGGATCGCTGAGTTCACTGCCGACAACACCTGACCAGACCGGTGGGTTTTCCGCATCGGTCAGCGTATCGACCTCTGGCGAGGCGTCGATCATCGTCACGTGACTGGTGAAGTTTTCGCCCGACTCGATTCCCTTGACGATCAGTGCCCGGCTTTCCGAAACGGCCTTGCCGAAATGAACAATATCGCCCTCGCACGGCAGCAAGCCACTTCCCGCGAGCGTGACAGCGTCAGTCGTGCCGGCGACCGTGATGACGCTGCGCACGGTCGATGTTCCGATCGTGTCGACCTCCGAAAGGCCTGAGCGAAACCGGATTGCATAATCCTCGCCGGCTTCCATGGTGACCTGTTCGTCGAGCAAAACAATGCGATCCTCAACATGGACAACACGCGCGGCAACCTGCGTTTCTTCGAGCGTATCAAAGGATCCCATGACCAGATCGCCGCGGGTTGCGACACGGGCCGCACCATCCTGCAAGGCGCTATAGGCGTTCGGGCGATGGATCAGTTCGTATTGACGCCGGCGCGCTTCAATCCAGATCTCGTCAGGATCGGTCTTGCCCGGCAGTTCGATTTCTTCGGTCAGCGTGATGTCACCGGAAAACCCTGGCCATGGAACAATCCGCTCGGCCGGTTCATAATCGTTGGTTTCGTCAAAGAACGGCACCCGGAAGGCATCGGGCGGATTGAGGTAAGCCCGCTGCCAGCGGAAACTGTCGGAATTGCGCGGGCTGATGTGATCAATCACCAGGTCCTGCGGCCTGTCGACCACAACGCCCCACACAACCCCGTCATGGCGCGGCGATGCCCTGCCGGCACCTGCAATCAACTGAAGGGTTTCCAGCAGGGCAAGATTGGTGTCGAGAACGAAATTGAACTCAAGTCCCTTGGCTTCGCAGTATTCGTGCCATGCGGCGAGCTGCGTCAGGTCAATGCCGCTGTCTGCGACCGGATAGGCATTGACGGTCGATTGAAGCGCGTAGCGGAAGAGCGACGCCGGGTTCGTCGTCTCGCGCTCGATCCAGGTACCACTGACCTTGTCCCAATCCGGGCAAACCCTGGATGAAAGGGCACTGAAATTGTCGAGCGCCCCGCTCAGCTGGTAGGTCGCCTTGATGCGGACGGCAACGAGCGCGAGCGGCTTTTCATAGTTGATCGGATATTCCGGCCGGAACGTCTGGACTGCGACCAGAACGGACCGGTCCTGGACCCGCGAACTGGTCCGCTCGTCCGTCATCCGCGTGACCTCGATCTCGTATCGGCCGCGCGCCGGAAAGTCCCAGCTGTGCTGCCGGTAGAAGCCTTCGCGCTTTGCCGCGGAGATGTTCAGTGTCGTGACATCGGTCCAGGGATCCTCACTGTCCTGCACCCGGAACCGGATCCGGATGGAAACGGCGAGCGACTGAAGGTTGCCGTTGTTGTCATAGTTGAAGAGCCCTCCCGGAAACGAGACCAGAACGGATGCCCCCGTGCCGTTGGCTGCAGAGTAGCGAACCACAGGTTCCTCTGTCGCTGGACCGGAAATGACGTTGCCGGCATCGTTCCTCGGCAGCGGCCGTGTCAGGTCGCTGCCTGCGGCGTCTTCTATGACCTGGCGCGAATACAGCGTCACGGGATCGTCGGTGTCGAGCCCTTCCCTGACCTCGATTTCCACCTCGTCATATTCATCGAGATCCGTGGTCCCGATCTTGAAGTCGGAAAGTTTCACCGGACCAGGTCCAAACAGGAACAGCGACCGGAGATATTGAATGTCTCCGACAATCTCGGTGTAGGACCGCGCCCCAAAGGGTGGAGCATATCGGTGCGTTCCGAAAACAACGGGCAATGGTGCATCGGGCGCCAGACGGTTTTTCCAGCCACTGATCGAATAAGACCGGTTGGTCTCGCTGTCAGATGTGGCAGCGGTCTCAGGGTTGGCCGGCGGCACAAGGGCATTGATCAGGAGATTGCCGAGCGCCGTGATACCGAATGTCAGGATACCCTGGGCCAAGCCGGTCGATATTCCCAGGACACCCGCAAGCGGCAGCGCAAAGAAAGCACCGATCGCAATAGCGGCAATCGCCACAACGATCTGCAGGATCGAGCGAAGGGCATTCTTGCCCGGCAAAACGCGAATGACGACCCGCACACCCGGACGCGGGCGCACGAACTGCCACTTGTCGCGCGCGATCGCAACCGCGCCCTTGTCGGTGACCAGGATCACCCGGATCGGCAGATTTTCCCCGACAGCCTCCGGCAACGCCGTCGCGACGATCTCCGCAAGGGTGAAGCCCTGCGGCAGAGCCAAGTCAACGCGGCCGGCACCTGGATCAATCAGCGGCGCGGCAAGCACGGGAACGATGTCAGTCATCTGACCTCCCGAGGCGGTCCTGGTGCCGGTAGTGTCCCAGCAACCGGTGTTTCCATGCCCCTGCCCGGTAGCTTTCCACCTTGGCCTGGTCCTCGCCCTGGACATGCAGCATCAGGCCGTCGCTGACGACGACACCGCAATGGGCCGCGGTCGGGCCGATCCGGAACAAGGCAATGTCGAACGGTTCGGCTGGCCCCTCGACCTTGCGCCACGGCCCGAGATCGATTGCGCTTGAGAACAGGCCGTCAAGTTCCCGGCGCTCATCACAGCTGACATAATCGCCGACATAGCTCGGCAGCTGCATGCCGAGCTCGCGCGCATAAATCAGCACCGCCAGCCCGTAGCAGTCACAGCCGGTCTGCGCACGGCCGAACGCCTCGAACGGAATGCCGATGTAAGAATTGCTCCAACTCATCTGTGAAGTCCCGGAAAGCGTTGTTTGGTCATGCGGACGGACGGAAAACTTTCTTCCTCGATCGGCTGACGGCTCAGGAAAAGAGTGATTTCAGAGGCATTGCCCTCGGCCCGGACGAGTTTCAGGTCCCGGTACTCCGCCTCGATCTGGTTCGGTGATGACGCCAGCACCAGCGCCATGTGGACGCTGGCCTGCGTGGTGATCATTTGAAGGACGTCGGCAATGCCCCTGGTGACATTTTCAAGCACCAGCGTTGCTTCAGCCGGCGCCTCTTCCAGGTCGCTTGGCATGTCAGTTGACACCAGCACGAACTGGAACGGCTGGGAGACCGGGTTGGCGCCATTGAAAGTTGACCTTGTGCCGTATGCGAGCGGATCGTCGCTCAAACGTTCGGTCGGGTCCGTCGACAAGCGAACCGGGTCCGAAAGGTCCTCATGTTCAATGTGAAACAGCGCCACTTCGATTTCTTCGCTCGTGTGCGCATCATGGGAAAGCCGCTGGTTCAGCGAGATCCGCCTCATGGCATCACCGTCACGGGAAACGCGACAACAAAGTGCAGGCCCGGTTTGCTGACGGCCGGCATGGCCTCGCCAAAGAGGCAGAGCCAGTGCGCGGCGATCAGCAGCGGTTCATCGTCCGGTCCAAGCAGCTCTTCACCATCGGGTGTCAGAAGCGGCCAGCCATCGGTGATCGGATCCGGCATCACGAATGGCAACGACCCGAGCGCAGTATCGTTCTGATGGAAGTTTTCAAACACCGCCAGCTGATCGCGTGTCACCTTGATGCTGAGCGAGACAAGCTGCCCGACAGAGGAATAACGCCGGCGATAACCGGGCGGTCCGGATTCTGCCCGTTTGCGAATGCGCGGGTCCTGGTGTTGCTTTTGAAACGCAGCGCGCTGCGGCTTCGGCAATTCAGGCGGCCATAAAGGGATCATCTGTTGACCCTTTGTTTTTTGGTGCCGAAGGTCTGCTTGAGTACCCGAGGCGCAGCGCCACCTGGTGTCGTCAGGGCATCGGCAACCTGTTCGGAGATGATGAACTTGATATTGCGCCCGCCCCGATCGTCCTTCTCTTCTTCAACCTTGACCTGCGAGTTGGAATAATTGTGCATCTCGATCTTGACCCGATCGTCATTCGCTGCACCCCGGCGCGAGGCCGACATGCCGGAAGGCGTGGCAAAGGGTGCAACGTGGCCGCCGGACCGGAACCCTTTCATCGAGTTGCTGTGAAGCTGATCCAGAACGCCGACACCGATCCGGCGTGTTGCCTGCGCGCTGAACACATATTCATTCGCGTGAACGACGCCGGCGACATCGCTGTCTGAGCCTGGTCCTGTCGGTCCGCCGCGGCTAAAACCGAGAAAGCCACCAAGAGCCTTGAAAATACCGGAAAACAGCCCTCCAAAACCACCGCCGTCACCAGTCCCGCCGGCACCGTCACCCAGACCACCGAGCACGTTCTGCAGACCTTCAGTCATTGATCCGGCCAGTTCCTTGGATTGACCGGCAAAGTCGCTCGCCGTGCTCGCCAGCGAACCGCTGCCCTCTGCAAGCGATCCGACAGCCTTGCCAAGCCCGCCGTCCAGCCGGGTCAGGCTGGAGGACGCCGTGTTCAGATCACCGCCGAAGACGTTGAGCGCCTCTTCGGCGGCCTGCAGCCGGCCGGTCCAATTGTGCATGGCTTCGGGATTGCCGAAGGAAAATCCGGACGGCCGCTCGAAGCCACCAAACGCAGCTGTTGCCTCGCGAACGTTTTGACTGCCGAGCAGGTCCCGGAAAGCCCGGCCCTCGCTCGTCTGCAATTCATGCCAGGCAAAGTCCAGCTGCCCCTTGACGTTGCCAAGGTTGTGCCGGCCGCCAATGAAGTCGAACAGGTTGTTGCGACGATCATTGTGCTGGAAGAGACCAAACGCATTGCCGCCGTCGCCGATCGCGAACGGGTTGAACGCACTTTCGGCATGGACATTCCCGACAATGCCCGCGACCTGGTGCGGCTGGAGGCCCTTGCCAAGGAAATACTGCCAGACCTGCGTGGCGACGGATCCGCCGGTCGACGGCGCGATCGCCGAGGACACCGCCGACGCCGCGGGCAATCCTGCCGGTGCTGCGACAGGCGGACTATACGTCCCAACCGAACCGGCTCCGCCACTTCCACCGGAACCGCCGCCAAACCTGCCACCCGTGATCGTGCTGAACAGGCGGGAAAGGAAATCGGTCGGCTGAGGTCCTCCAAGCAGGAAATTGAATTGTCCGGACAGGAAGTCCCGCAGGATCTGTTTTGCGAGCTGTTCCAGGACATCCGACAGTTCTTCGCCGTTGACGATCGCGTCGGCCAGACCGTCAGCGAGTTCTTCGCGCAGCGGTTCGGTTGCCTCGCGCAGGTCGTTCGTGCGCCTTTCGGCAACGACCAGCTGCGCCGCATAAGCGCTCGGGCCGTTGCCAGAGGCGATTTCGTCAAGCCGCTCAAGAGCAGCTGCAGCGTCATCCGTTGCCGCCGCATAATCGCGCATCGCCTTCGCGCGGGCGTCGTTGGCATTGCCACCGGCACGGGCAAACAGTCCCTCACTTTCGAGTTCGGCAATTCGGCGCAGACGCTCAGCAAGCTCCTCGGCCGGTGTCCGGCTGGCCTCGATCAGTTTCTTGACTTCGGCGAGCCGCTTTTCCAGTTCGCGGCTGCCGGTCGCGTTCAGCTTGTCGACGACATTCTGATAATCATCAGCAGCCCTCGACCGGGCGTCGGCCGCCTGGCTTGCCGTGAGCAGACCCTGCTCTTCGGCCGCGGCAATGTCCTTCAGGGTCTCCTGATACTTGTCCGCCGCCGGCGTGATCTTGTTGATCCAGGTCTCGGCGACCTTTTCAAGGCGCTTGCGCTCCTCTTCCGACTGGAAACTCCGGTCCTGGTCTGCGGTTGGTCCACGTTCACCCGGTTGGTCCGAATCTGCCGGTTTTCCATCGCGGATGTCGACAATTTCCTGAAGCCTAGCCGCTTCTTTATCCAGCAGTGCAAGCCGTTCTCTTTGAAACTTCAACCTCGCCTCTGCGATGGAGTCGTCCCGGGTTTCAAGTTCGGCAATGGACTGCTTCAACAAGATGCGTTCATTCAAGACCCTGGCGTACTCGGCTCTCACGCCGTCAGTTGACCGGTTTTCAACTTCGCGCGTCAGATCGATCAAAGTGCTGAAACCCGCCAGGGCCGTTGCCAGAAACTCGGTCAAGGCCTGCATGGCAGGCGCCGCATCGAGCAGCGCGCGCTTGAGGTTCCGGTCGATGGTCTGCGCGGCTTTCGTCAGTTCGCTGTCAAGGTCTTCTGCCCGCCCGACGAGATCGGCCTCGAAGACGAGCCCAAGTTCCCGCGACTCCTCGACAATAAGCCGGATGTTGTCAGCACCTCGGTCGATCAGCTCCACAAACCGTTCGCCGGCAGTCCCGCCGAACAGTTCGTCCGCAATCCTGATCTGCGCCGCCCGGTCGAAGTCCTGCAGGCGCTCGACGATCTCGACCAGCAGCTCGGACGGGTTCTTGAGTTTTTCCTTCAGTTCCTCGGCAGTGAAGCCAAGCCGCTGGAACGCTTCGGCTGCCGGACCAACGCCGGTAAAGATGAACTCATCCGCGCGCAGGTTCAGTTCCTTGATGCCGTCGGTCAGGGCATCAACGGAAATCCGGTTCCGGTCCGCAACAAGCTGCAGCTCCTGGAACGCCTCGACGTCGATACCGGCACGGCGCGCAGCATCGCCGATCTCCGCGATCGAGCGGGCGGCGTCACGCGAAGACGTCACGATCTTGGTAATACCGAGCGCCAGGGCACCGATGCCGATGGCAGCCGCAGCTCCTGCAGGTCCCATCGCCCGCAACCCCGCCCCGGCGGCACCCAGATTGCCCGACATGCCGGCCGCGCTTGTCTTCAGATCGTCAACGGCAGCATCGACGGCTTTCAGGCTGCGTCTGGCCGGCTTGCTGGCCCGCTCGATCTTGCGCAGAGCCTCTTCGCCTTCGGCACCGAACTTGCGTAACTCACGCCGCACGACCTTCCCGTCAACAGCGGCAAGCCGAATGCCGACTTCTGGCATTCTACCTCTCATGGGTAGCTCCTGATCGAATTCGCTCTATCTCGCCACTCTTGGCTTCACGCAGTACCAAGTTGATCTGCACCGCCATAAAGTCCGACCGGACATAGTCAGCTGCGTCGTGCCACCCGCCAAGTTCAACCTGTCGGGCAATCTTCCGCGCCAACCTTCGGGTCAAAGTTTCCTCACCCTTATTCATGGTCAGCTCCGTGATGTTCCTGGAAAGATTTCAGGAAGGCAGTTTCGTATTGAACGAGAAAGTCCGACACGATGCCTGCCTCCGATGCGGAAAGGTCGCCGGCGCGGGCAAGTGCCTCGCCGATCAGGAGGCCGGTGCGGCGTCCGTCCTGGTCGGATTGACGCCACACCCCTGCCCCCGTCGCCAACCGCACGGCCAGATGACCGAGACCCGTTTGCGGCTGGTTCTTCTCAATCGGACATTTCTGCCCGCAATTCTGGTTCAGCTCTTTGCAGCCTTCGCAGTATCGTCCTCCGCCTCGCCCGAACCAGGCTGCGAGACGGCCGATCCGTTTCCCTCTTCTCGAACCGCGAACTGGACGGAATAGGCAACGGAATCGAACTTCTTTTTCATGTCCGGATAAAGCAGAAACCGGCCAATCGTCGTCCGGTTGATTGCGAGTGGCTCGTCATCCTCGCCGGCAACGTTCTCCCACTGCGTGACGAGCTGCTCAAACAGCAGCACGCTGGCAATGAAGGAAGACAGACCCAGAAAGTTGCGGAAACGGTCGGCTACAAACTGCTCCTCGTCCGTCTCGTCTTCACCGTCCTCTTCCGTTCCCAGGCGCAGATCATGATCGATCAGGCTCTGAGGCACGCCGTAAACAGTGAGCGCATTGCGCGACAGGATCATGTCCCGGATCGCACGGCTGGATTCGGCCTGCGCCTGGTCGACGTCAATGGAGTTGGCCGGACGCATGGTGAGGACCACACCGTGAGGAAACTCAACGGTGCGGTCCTCGAACGAAAACTCGGTCGGTTTAAACGGCATAGCTGTCGACATTGTTCGTGACGGTTACGGTGAGCATCGGTGCACCGGTGGTTTGCTCGCCGCGGAACCCGAATTCTGATTCCAGACGGCCAGGACCGTTGATTGGTGCGAACGGTGCCCGGTCGAAACGGACCGCCGGCATTGCAAAGTTGATCTTTGCGTCCGCAGCTTCACCAAACTCCAGTTCGAGTGCAACCGGATCCCCGGCGCTCATGATGTCGAAATAGGTGTCGTCGACATACCGGACCCGGCCGTTGCCGGTCAGCTGTGCTTCCTCATCCAGATCGAACCCTGCGACAAACTTGGTGCCGTTGATCGAACCATCTTCCGAAAAGCCGTTCTGATAGTTGATCGACGCACCGAGGAAGTTGCCTGCAAGAACGCTGTTCACCCGCAGCAGACCCTGCGACGCCGGCAGCAAGGATGTCGGGACCATCGCCGCAGGCGAGCCCCCGCCTGTACTGGAGAGCTTGACCTGGTTGCGCAACAGGCAGTTCAGCGTCACCTGGCGGAAGCCGCCGCTTCGGGCCGCATCCAGCGAGAAGCCGTTCGTGACGACACCAATGTTCTGGTAGAACGCCGCGCCGGCACGCTTTTCAACTTCAATGGTCCGCCAGGGCAGTTCTTCGCTGCCGGACGTCCACACATGTGTGTAAGGCCCGGCCCCGCTGGTGACTGGAGCACCGAACAGCATGGTCAGCCAATAGGGAAAGTGATTTGCATCGAGCGGCACGACGATATCGCCGGACGCCGTCAAAAGACCCGGCTGCGGCTCGGTAGCATCGCGGTTGTTGTTCCGCGCCAGTCCGATCAGCGGGTTTTGCTCGAATGGTTCGGACTCTCCGAGGTTCTCTGAATAGAAGAATGTCGAGATATAGTTGCCGATCGCAGCTGTATCGAACGCGGTCTGCGTGCCGAACAGGAGGTTCGCGGTCTTGCCGCGCGGTTTGGCTGTCGTTCCCATGAGATGCTCCTTTGGATCAGCCGCTCACTGCGGCAATGGACTTGTCTCGCTCGCTCGCCGGACGGATCTTTCCGTCAAGCGCCTTGATGGCGTCCGGCTCAAGCCAGAGAACCTTGCCGCGCACCTGGTCGCCGTGGTCCTCAAGCAGCACAAAGTGGCCCGCCTTCGGCGCGGCCGTCGTTCGCTTCGCGGTCATGTGTCACCTATGAAGTGGTCAGAAGGGTTGGTCCGAGGTCAGCTCGACCTCCAGGGCGATGATCAGCCCGGCAAGGTTCGGCACCCCGTCAGTCACCAGGCCGCTGCGCTGGATGCCGGCAACGCGGCTGTTTTCGCAGGCACCGCCGAGTGTCAGGTCGGTGTCGATCGCCGCGGCAACGGCGTTGACGATCGCCGAGAGCGCGGCCCGACGATCGGCATCCGTATCACCGCTGACGATCACTTCAAGCTGCGGCAGCAGTGTCAGCTCATAAACCGATCCACCGCCGATCAGCGTGTTATCGACACGAATGTCGCCGTCGATCAGGTTGGCAAATCCCTTCGCGCCGCTGTCGAGTGCTTCAAGCATCTGTTCCAGCGGCTCGTTCCGGTGAACCGACGGAATGGACGTTTGCGCCGCGGCAAGCGTCGTCAGGACGGTCTGGAGAGCTGTCAGGGCCGTATCGGAATTCATTGACCGAGCCTTTTCGATATTTCAGCAACGACCCTTTGGGCATAGAGCCGTTCGGCGATCGCTGCGACGGAATCAATGTCAAACCGTTTGGCAAGCCGGACCTGCTTGACGAGCACGTACATCAGAACCGGCTGGGACTTTGAACGTTCGCCCTTTTTCACAATCCGGGACTTGCGCTTTTTGCCACCCGATCGCCTGAAGCCCTTTTCGGCGATCGCATAAAAAACCCGGTTTCCACTGCCCGGCTTGGGAATGACCTTCAGACTGTCCAGGCCGAACGTGTCGAGAAAATCTTCCATCGACATGCGCCTGCTACGCGCACCACGTTTGCGGCTTGTCGGTGCAAAATCGGTCGGGATCGCAAGAAACCCGCCCTGCCTGGTTGAGCGGATGGGATCTCCAGAGGAAAAGGCGGAAACGATTCGCGGCGCCTTGGACCAGATCAGCGCCGCAGGCTCCAGGGTCTGGACATTGCGGCGCGGATATGTCCTGTGGCGCCAGGTCTTTGCCAGACGGTTGCCCAACCCGGCAGAATGGACTTGTTGCCGGAACCGCTTTTTTACAGTCGCTGCGACATCGTCCGTCGCTTCAAAAATGGCGTGTGCAACTTCGGCGGTTTGCCGATCGAGTTCCTTCTGCAGGTTACCGAAGGCGGCAAGCTTGATATCAGGCATTTTGAAGAACCACGCGGCAACGCCAGACGAGCCTGGCGGCATCCTTGAGCACGGGCCTGGCGACAATCCTGTGCGTTTCACTGTTCACCGTGAAGGTTCCGCCGTCCACCGGCGCCACCTCACTGTCGCGCACCAGGAAGATGGTTTCCCGGCCGACCGGACGAGACGCGCCACCAAAGTCGATGCCGACATCTTCATCGTTCTCAAACAGGAGCTTGCATGGTGTCGACCCGTACTGGCTGTCGACGCCAAGCCGTTCAAAGGCAGCGTCGACAGCTCTTTTTGCAATATCAGAGCGCATCTGCGTCCAATCAGTCCGAAGAATAGACTTCGACGACGAGGTTCGGCTGCTTGCAGACCGCGATACGGTTGGACTGAGATTTCATCTCAACGCCCGCGCCGTGGTCCAGAACCTTGCTCGACACATAGATCGGGTCGGAAGCGTCAGGCGCAACATTGACCATGTCGATGTGATGTACCGGTCCCTGGTAGGTGCGGAACAGATTTTGCGTGCCTGCAGGATAGGCGTGACCTTTGCCTGCCTCGACGATCGGCTCGGACGTGATCGCACCCGCCGTGTTGCGAACCGGAAAGGTTCCCTTGTACTCGCGGAACAGTATCTGCCCGAATTCGAAAAGCCGGCCCCAATTGCCGCCGAGGCGTTCGCGCTCAAAGTCCTGAAGCCTGGACGCCTGCTGCGTCTGGATCCAGAACTTTTCCGCATTCGGATGCGAAACGAAGCGATTGAAGAACGACGGCGACACGACGGTTTCGATCTGGGTTGAGGTCTCGCCCTTCAGATTGGTCTGAACGTGGTCGATCACCTCCTCGCATTTTTCGACAAGGTTGGTGCCGGCGGTACCGAGCTTGAAGTCGATGGTCTTTTTGGTGAGGCCAAAGACGCTGAACAGATCGTACATAGTGCGACCCTTGCCATCCTTGATCAGTCCGCGGAGCATACCCATGCGGATGTATTCCAGCGTTATCGCGTGATGACCCCGGATCGTGTTGAGACGTCGCGCCGACTCGGTGCTCAGGTTCCGGGCATTCATGACACCGTTGATCACTTCAACGCCGCCGACCAGGTCCTCGGCCTTGATGGTTTCAAGATGCGGGAAATGCGGGATCATGAGGATCGTGCCGCCGACATCGTCCTGCTCGGACATCTGGCCCGGCGCACCCGGCTCATCGGCCGCAAGGACGACGAGCTGGCCGTCGCGGAAGTCAATGCGCACAAAGCGTGACGCCATCAGTTCGCTCGGCGCAATATTCAGCGCATTGAGCATCCCGAAGTTGTTTGGAATGCGGTTGACCTCTTCGGTCAGCTCAACATTCGAATAGGGAAAGAGAATTTCCGGCATAGCCTTTCACTCCTGGTGGGATCCGGCTCAGCCGGAATTCATGAAAAAGGCCGGCTGTGCCGGCCCCGGTTTCCTTGGTCTGGTTCCTTGGCGGGTTACGTGGTGCGGACCACGATCCCCTGTTTTTCGAGATCCTGCAGGGCTACTGCCTTCTGCGCATCGGTCACCCCGTCCGGCCAGACGATGCCATTGGCAAAGCAAAGCGCATCCCGGCGAAGCACGACGAGGCCGATATCGAGATCAACACCGTCCTGCGCTTCTGCCGCGGTCGCGGCGATGCCCCACGGGACCTCGGACCCGTCAGACGCGGTCGGGTCCCAGGCAACGGCCTTGCCGGCATTCGGGTTGATGTCCGCACCGGTGACGGTGATCTCGAAGCGGTCACCGGCAGCAAAGTCATTGCCACCGTCCGCGATCGTGAACCGGACCTGCTTGGTGAAGGCCGCGCCGACCTTGGCCGTGCCGACGGAATCGCCGTTAGGATCGGTGACTTCGAACGTGCCGCCATTGGCAGCCGGGTCGGTGCAGACCACCTTGTAGATGCCCTCTTTCACCGCGCCGGTGACGGCAGGCGTCGACATGGTCATGACGCCGTTGCCGGTGTTTCCGGCATCGGCTGCAACTGACGCGGTGGTCGCACTCGCGGTTGCCAGCATGGCAACGATCATGCCGACAGCAATGGTGCGAACAGCGCCACTGCCTGCAAGCAGAACGGCACTTTCGCGCGAAAAGTCGGGATTGGCCTCCCATTTAAGAACCGAAGTCAGACCCTTCGGCTGGGTCATTGAGTAATGCGGCAGCATGTTGAAATCCCTTTCAATCAGCCGAGTAAAGGTGTTCCCCGGCCCGGATCAGGTCGAGGTCAGATGTCGTGAAAAGCGAATGCTGGATCAGGCGGCAGGAACGAACCGGTCGACAGCCCTGGAAAGGCCGGAGCGCTGTTTTTCGGTTTTGACCGGTCCGCCGAGGTCAAGATCGGCGTCAGCGGACGCTTTGTCCTTGCGGGACGCGAAGTCCTCGTCTTCTTTCGCCTCGACCTTGGCCTTCGGCGATTTCCCGAGTGCGGCGGTCGCTGCCTCCGGGCTCTGGTCCGTGTCAAAGGCAAAATGACGGGCGAGATCCTCCCGGCCCTTTGCCTCTTCACCGTCCAGAATGGCCTTGATGCGACCGCGTTCGGCAATGGTTGCCGCCTCAATGGCAGCTGCAACAGCCAATTCAACAGCGCTTTCGAGCTGCTCCTGCGTGATACCCGAAGCTGATGCATCGGGCCCTGCGTTGTTCCCGCTCATGGATAGTCTCCTTTGCTGCGAGATTGTGCGCCCGACGCGGGCGCGGGAAAGATCTTCAAGGACCTCGTCGAATGTGCCGATTTCATCGGCAAGACCGGCCGAGATCGCCTCGTCCGAAAACAGCGTGTTGGCTTCCAGGTCGCGGATCGCAGCACCCTCCAGCCCCCGGTGCCCGGAAACCAGGGACACAAAGCGCGTCATGATCGAGTTGATCCGGCCCTCGATCGAGGACAGGGCGTCGCCTTCCAGCGGCCCGAACGGATGACCGTCGACCTTGCGCGCACCGGCATGGATGATCGTTGCCTTGACGCCGCGACTGTCCATCTGCTTGCTTCGATCGAAATGCAGCCAGAGAACCCCGATCGAACCGACTTCCGAGCTCTCGGTCATGACAATCTTCGAAGCACCGCTCACAAGCCCGTATGCGGCAGAAGCGGCAAGAGAGTTTACAACGGCAATCACGGGTTTCTGCTCGGAAACAGACCGAACCAGACGCGCGGTTTCAAACATGCCGGCAGCGGCACCGCCCGGGGAATTCACATCGAGCAGAATGGTCGAGACCTCGTCGTCAGCTGCGGCCCTGGTCAGTTGCTCGGCGAACCCCTCATAAGACGTCATGCCGGAGTACGACCCCATCCAGGCACCACGATTGACCAACTCGCCCATGAGCTGAATGCGGGCGACGCTTCCGATCCGCGCATATCCCTGCCATGCCGGCCCATCCGCATCCGGTTCGATCACTTCCTCGCCTCGGAACCGGTTACCCTGCGGCTCCACCGTTGACTGGCCGAGCATGCGCGCGGCCAGATATTCGCCCATCAAAAGGCCCTGGCTTTCTGACAGCAGCAAAGGCGTGTCGAACACCTGCGAAGCTGCCCGAAGGTAACTTAGCTCGTTGAATTCCGGCATGGGATCGCTTTCCTAAAATCCGCCGCGCATGGCAAAGCGGGTTCGAATGCCCTGACTGCGGTTGCATTCCGCCTTGAGCCTGGTGATCAGCGCACCAAGCTCCTGCAGGCTGGAAGGCTGAACCGCGACGTCGAAATCCTGGTACTTGACGCGGACTTCGCTCTCGCCGGCGGCAAGCTTGTAAAAGGCGGTCTGCAGCACCGGCCAAACGAGGCAGGGATCGGACGTGTCTATGCCGTCAAAGATGCTGGCCATCAGTCACCGTCCTTTTCGTCGTCGTCTTCGTCCTTGTTCCGGTTCGCACCGTCTTCGCCGTCCTCGTCGTCTTCCTCGCTCTTGCCGGCCAGCGGCGAGCCTTTGGAAGCATGCGGGTCTGAAAGACCGAGGTCCTGGTACCGCTTGGTTTCGCGAGCGCGCTGTTCGGCAACGGTTTCCCACTCGTATCCAAGTTCACTACACTCGATCGAAAGGTTGGTAACGCCACGCTCCAGGCGTTCACCCATGGATTTTGCCGATTTCAGATCGTCAGCCGTCGGTTTGGCCGGGCCGTTCCAGTCGGCTTGTGTTGCTGCAGCGCGAACCCGAAGGAAATTGCGATAGCCACCTGGAAACGGGATCCAGCGATTGAAAATCTGCTCTTCCAGCCAGGCGTCATAAACAGCCTGGTAGAATGGCGCGACCAGGTCCTCACGCCGCCCCACGACCTGCGGCCACAGCGAAGCAATGCCCATGCGAACGCTCGAATAAGTCGCGCCTTCATAGTCGAAGGCGAGCGCCTCATAGGACACGCCGATCGCACGGGCGATCTCGCGCAGAAGGTTCCGCATGAACGGCAGATAATTGTTGTGCGGATGGTTCGTGTTGTGGAATTGAAGCTCTTCACCGAAGAACAAGTGCGCGATTTTACCGTGCGCGCCTAGGTCGAGTTTGGAGTCCTTCGCCCACTCGCCTTTGGCATCGAAAAACGACTGCAATTCACTAGGAGGAGAGGATTTGCCGTCGTTGTCGCCTCTTTCACTAAGTCCTTCAAAAACTTCCTCTGAGAGCGCGTCGGACTTGATCGTCGCGGCGAAAACAGTCTGCAAAAGAGCAGCAACGAGCGTGGCGTCTGCAAGCTGATCGACCTGGCGAAACACCTTCAGGATGGCCGCAAACGGTGAAATGCCCCGCGTCTGATCGGCATCGCCGTCGAACGTGTGAATGATCAGCGGACGACCGTCCTTGTCGCGCGCGCGCATATCGACGGTCTTGTCAAAACCGTTTTGACGAGCCCGAACGCGATAGCCGATCGCCATGCCGTCAGCATCGAGATAAACACCCTGGTGCAACCGGATCTCTTCACGGGTCTCCTGCGTGATCCGGAGTGGTGTCAAAAGTTGGATTTTCGTGCGCGTGAGAGAATTCGTCCTTTTGCGCAGTACGACCCGTGCGACGCCTTCCCCGAACGCGAAGTTGGAGTGCATTTGAGCCTTCGCCATCTTGGCAACGGTCATCTTGCCGCGAGCGTCACACTCCATCGGGTTGCGCGCGTAGGACCGAAAACGTGCGGCAACATTGCGTGCCCACTCGCCGGCTTCGTCCTGGCTGGAGAACCCGCACACCTGCCAGTCCGGCTTGGGCGTCAATTTTAGACCGTTTCCGATCGTATCGCCTACGGCTTGATCGACCGCGCCTTTCATCCAACCCGAATTATGGATCGATTCAATCGCGCGCGATGCGACTGACGACCAGGCCTGGCGCACGTCCTGGGAGGCCTCACGCAGCATCGGCCGCGGCCAGCCTGCGAGAAAACCACTGCGGTCAGGACGCAGGAACTGCGCAGACGGCTGAGCTTGCCCCGGAAGATTTTCCGAGAGCGGAATGGACGGCACTAATGTTCGCATGATTACCCGTTCAAGGACTTGGAAAGACGTGCAAAGGGATTGTCTTTCGGCTTTGCCGGCTCGTCAGCCGGTTTCGGCGCAAGCGGAAGATCTTCCATATCGAGCTGCACTTCGGTTGCCTGCGCGCAGCGCTCTGCCTCCAGGCCGTCCCAGACTGCTCCTGGCATGGAGCGCAGACCGAGTTTTGTCGCCGCTGCTTCCGCCTGGTTCATGGTGTCGAGCGGTTCGTTCGCCTGGAGCGGATCTTTTGTCCACCGCCAGACCTCAAACCCGTCCTTGTTTTTCTTCGCGACCCGGCGCTCGGCCGTCAGCCCACGGAAATATTCGTCATCAAGACCACACGGAAACGAGACAAAACCCGGCTCAAGCGGATCGGTCTTGCGGATGTTCTTGTAGAGCCCGAGTTTCATGATCGAGCTGTTGAAATTGTAGAACCGGCGGGAATACTTTTTCACCTTGCCGGTTTTCTCGTTGTACTCCTGCTTGACCCGCTGCAGCCGAGGAGCGGTTTCCGACCTGGCACCGCGAACCATGATCACGCGTGACGCCGGAAAGCGCCTCGCCCATCCCCAGACATCGGTCGTATAGGCGTTGCCGTCGATTGCCGTCATGTCGGGTCTGAGCCGATGCCCGTACGCATTCGTCCATTCGTTATTGACCAGGACATCGAGCATGCCTCGGGTCGACTTTTCGCCGACATAGCCAGGAACAACCCCGTAATCGATCACGAAACGGCGGAGGTTCCGGTCCCAGCCGACAAGTTGCCATTCCAGCCGGTCGCCCTGAACGTCGATCCCGAGCGTGATGAACACGGCACCGGCAGGGATCTGCCCCTTGGAGTATTCCGACACCGCGGCCCGGTCGCGGAGGTCCTCCCAGGGAGGCGCGTCGCCGGCGGCCTCATAGGCCAACCCGACGACATCGTTCATGAACGTCTGCTCGCTGGCCGGGTCTCCCTTGGCCTTCAACCAGGCTCGCGCGATCCGCTCGAAGGTCTGCAGAACCGAATAGGCCGACCAGATCCAGAAGGACCGGTGCTGGCGCTTCGCCTTCTCATTGCCCGCACGCCATTCCAGCTGCTTGAGCATTGCAGGCCGGTGATGCTCTTCGATCACCCCGCCGCATTCGGGATCCGTGCAGGTGAAATGCGCGCGCTCCGGATGCTCCTCCTCCAGATTGGCGAGCATGTTGTCCCATTCCAAGACCTGCATGTGACTGCAATGCGGACACGGGACGTAAGGTTGCTCCTGGCTGCCGTCCTCATAGTTCCGCGAGATCCGGCACCCCGGCAGAACCATCGGTGTCGAGATCTTCGCAATCTTGGCAAACTCATGTGCCTGGCTGCGCGAATCCGCCTGCGCTTCCGGATCGCCGGCCGAATTGGTCTCCCATTTCGCCAGGTCATCCTGAACCTGGTTCTTCATGGTCACCATGGAGAGCGATGCCGGCGAATTCGCGCCGGATATCTGGATGGCGCCCCGGCCGTCGCGCCGTTCCTTGTAAAGAACCGAGTCGCCGCCATCCCGGCTCTTTTGTGAGAACAACTCCCTGAGCGAAGCGGTGTTCTTCAGCATCGGCGCCAGTTTCTGCTTGGACCAGCGCTGCGCGTTGCCTTCCGTCGGGTGGACGTAGAGGAAATCGCCCGGCACCATCTCAAGCGAGCCGCAGCAGAAGATGTTCGCAAGCACCGTCCCGCCGAGCTGCGCGCTTTTTTTCAACGTCACGATCCGGCATGGGTCTTCCGGCGACATCGCCCGTAGGACCTCGTCGAAATAGCCGAAGAGGTCCCGATTGTAGGGCCCCGGATATGGGCTTTCGCGTTCGGAAAGGACGATATTGTCCTCGGCCCATTTCAGGTAATCAACCTTCGGCGGTGGCGTCCAGGCATCCGCCATGGCCTCAAACGCAAGTCGCTCCGGGTTCGCCGTTAGCGCGACATGGAAGTTCATTCAGCTGCTTCCATCATCGTCTCGCCGATCTCCGTCTCGCCGATCTTTGTCTCAACAGCCGCCGGCAGGGCTTCTGCCTTCGCCCTGGAAGCTTCCGCCGCCCGGCCGCGCATCTCGGTAAATTCGGACCGCAGCTCATGGAGGACGTCGCGGACCGGCAATTCGAATTTCGAGGCGATCTTCGCGGCCATGGTCGGCAGCGCCCCCTCGAACGTCTGGATCATCTGGACCGCGATCCGGGTGTTGCTGGCACTGACCTCTTCGGTCGGCGTGAACCGGCCCTTGCGCGCCTCTTCGTCCTCGGCCGCCTTCCGGCTCCGGATCTGCTCCTGGAAAAGCCGCTCCTGCTTGAGCTTGTCCTCGATCGAGGGAACCCGCGGATCCGGCAATTCAGGTTTGGGTTCTTCGCCCTGCGGCGGCACCTGGTCGAAGGTCGGTTCTGCCGGTTGCCCTGAACCCGTCAGGTTCGTTTCCAGCCCGTTGCCGATCATCTGGCCGATATGCAGAACGAGCCGCAGCTGCTCTTGCGCGATCGGCCTGTTGATCTTCGCACCGCGACCCGTTCCTACCAGAGCATCGCCATAGATCTTGCCCTCGGCGATGTACTGCGACACCCGGCCAGGGGTGACGTTGATGTATTTGGCAAATTCACCCTTGGTGACTACGGCGTTTTCACCCGCGGGTGCTGTCACAGGCTCGCTCCGGCATGCTGCTCGACTTTAGGAATTTAGGGCTGACTTTAGGACTTTAGCCGACTTTAGGCTTCGAATTTAGGGTCAGACTGGCGACACTAAACGCTCAGTCCCCCCGTTTTGTTTTTCGCGGGATACGGTCCCTAGACCGACGTATTTTCAAAGGTTACACAGCAGGGGTTTGGCGGAGGTGTCATTGTTCTGCCCTCGCCGAACCCAACTTGAGATTTTCTGAACCAAAATATTTGCGATGTCCAAGTCATTGTCCACGGCAAACTTTATTTTGCCTATCAATGAAGTTTTTAGAGTAGAGCGACCACGCATTATCCAAGTCTTCGCCACGAATTTCACGGAGAGCGGAGAAGGTTTTAGCATCCTCGAAGAGTGTCACCATACACATATCGCCAGCTCCTTGGAGAAACCGGCAATATGATTTGTCGTCCTTGAGAAGGTCAGGATTTGACAGCGCTTTGTGGCAAAACGTTTTGTAGGCGTCGAACCTTTCAGATGGGTTCCTAGTTTCTGCGCCTACGAGATAAGAAACGAAAAAAGCAAGTGTGAAGGCGCTAGTACTGACCAGGGCAACTAGTGCCTTGCTAGAGCCGACGCTGAACAGGTACGCAGTGAACCCTCCAACTAGAGCCAGCGCTGCGGGCACGACATCGCCCACTACACCGACGCGGCTCCAACCTCCAGTAAAACCCACCGCAGAACCTAGAAATGACAGTACTACAACGAGTAACGCGAGATAACTCGAAGACTTAGGGCCAAGTCCTGACTTTGATTTAAACGTGGTCTTGCGACCTACTAACTGAAAGAAAACAACCACAATGAATGCAACAAATAGACTAGTTGCAAGATAAGAAAAGAGCATCCCACTTGGTAAAGGTATGTTTAGTTGTGTTTGTATCATGATTTTCTGATGCCAATTTCAAAGTTAGTATTTTTTCTGGCCTAATGCTTCGAAATTCGGGTCAATGTATAGTGGAGCAATTTGTTCATATTGCTGCATACGTTTATAAAATTCTGGAATCTCGCTACCTCTTGGGTTAGTCGCCGTACCAGCTTTCGGACGTATCTGCCAGGGACCTAGATTGCCGCCTGTACAGTCGCATTCATGGGCTTCAATCACCACACTAACCTCTGTGTCCTCCTCTTCTGAAGACGTTGCTTTCGCTACTTTGTCTTCAAGTTCTTTCGTTAGTTTGTCTCCATAGAAATCTGCAGCAACTATACCAAAAGTTGAACCATCGGAATATGACGGCACGATCATTCTCGTCACTGCAGTGTCGTCTTGTGCGTTCCTCAATACCCGCATAGCCGCCGCATAGGACTCCCCCAGCTGCAAACAGGCCATCAAGGTTTCGCGAGATTGTTTAGATGGGTTCGAAACGAATTCCTGAGCAAATTCAACGCACCCGTCCTTTGGGCGATCTGCAGCAATCGACAATGATCCGAAGGAACACAAAAAAACTATTAATGTCAGAAACAAGCGCATCTCAACCCCAACGAGACACAATCAAACTCTGCAACAAGTTAACAACAAAAATTACGCACGGTAAACATCAAAAAAGTACTTGCATCGCTGTGGAACATCATAATGCCGCCATAGAACCCCATCGCACCAACTCCGCAGCTCCTGCGTCTTTCGTTGGCTGGGTCCACCGCTTCGGTCGCCTATTCGCGTCTGGCCTTGCGCCAGCATCAGGTCCGAAGGATCCGACGAATCGTCCTGACTTCAGAAATATGGTCAACGCCCCAGGTCGTCAACAGAGGCTGTCAGTGCCGTCCGCCGTCCAAACACACTCACCTCGCCCCGGAACATTTCGCGCGCCTCTTCGTATCCCGTGATCTCCACATCGAAGCCGGCAAACGGGCCCTTGATCAGCTGCAGCACCTTGCCCACCTGGATGAACGAGCCGTCCGCAATGCGCTGTTCCGTGTTCAGCCGGTCGATAAGCGACACCATCTCGGACGCGTCAAGAAGATACGGCTTGCCGTTTTCTTCAATCGATAGAATACCTTCCACCCCGTCGCACTTGCGCACCAGGGAAAAGTCCTGCCCGGCATTCACGTCGATCCCGGCGAACAGATAGCGGCAGAACATCGGCTTCTTCAGTGTGATTTTCTTCTTCGACCGCGGTTGCTTCCGCTCGAAACTTTCCTCCGGCAGATGCGCGATCACCCCCGCCTCGATCAGCCCCATGAACGCCCGCCGCTCGCATTTCGGGTTGGCATGAACCACACACCACAGCAGTGGATAACCCCTGACCAGCGCCTTCAGAAGCTCGATCTCCGTGCTCAGCTTTTTCCTCTGCGCGCTCATTCCGCAGCCTGCCTTTGTGTGAGGTTTGCATGTTCCGCCTCGAACCGCGCAAGTGCTGCCCTGACTTCGGCGAACGGGTTTGAATAGGTTACGGGCGCATCCGGCGGCGCCGGCATCCAAACCCATTCTGGACAATCCCGGTCTGGCCCGAACCAGGGCCAACCCTTTTTCGCGTGAAGATCACGCCAGGCAATCCAGGCCGGGGAATCGCGATGCACCTTCCCGAACAAATCCGTAAGCCCCGCCAATGCCGGATCACAGGCAACACCCAGGCGCCTGCGGATCGCCCGCTCGTGCATCGTGTTGACGCGCGGCCAGCCGTTCATGGCGCGTTTTTCACGCAGGAGATCGTCCCGGCTGTAGAGGCCCTGATCAATCATTTGCTCCTGCGCCGTCGTGAGTTTTGGCGGCGATCCTGTCGGCTCCAGCATCAGACAGGCGAACCGGGCCGCGCCCCATGCCTTGCCAAACGGCGGTGCAACCGAGGTTTCTCCCTGCAGAGCGTTCTTTCCGAAGCCTTCCGGGATGTCCTTCCAGAGCTTTTCCCGGCAATAGGTCGAGGGTGCCGGAACGTGGTCCCTGCCCTGGAATTTCAGCAAATCCAACCAGGCGTCACGCTTTTCGAGAGCTTCATCCTGCTCGTCTTCGCTCAACTGCTCGAAAGGCATTCGTGCCTTTGCCTTCGGCATGCCTTTCAGCTGCGGCCAGTCCTTCACCAGCTTCCAGAACAACTTTTCAATGTGTTGATCCGTTCTCTTTTCAGGCCCTCTCGCGCCCGCCCGCACGCTTCCGGGTTGAGTTCCTGGTTCCCTTACAGGGTTAGTGTCCGAATTTCGGACACGGGATTCGCTGTTTTTCGGACACGGGATTTCCGTTTTTTCGGACACGGGATCCTCTGTTTTGCCGTGTCCGGTTTTCGGACACGGGATTTCCGTGTTCACAGGCTCGAAATCGTCCTCGAATGCGAGTTTGTAACGTGTGTTCAGCTGTTTTCTGGTGTCTTCGTTCCAGCGCTGCTCGCGCCGGATCAACCCACGTTCTTCCAGCGTGTTGAGGTGAAGGTTCAGCGTGGACCGGCTCATTTCACAATCACGCGCAAGTAATTCCTGGCTTGGAAAACACCCCAGATCAGTGTTGTGACGGTCCGCCAGATGCCAAAGGACCACTTTGGCTGCCGGCTTCAGGCCTCGCTGCTCCACCGCCCAATTGGTAGCCTTGTGGCTCACAGATTGCCCTCCCGTTCCTGCGGCAACGCGGAAACAGGCGCCGGTTTGTCGTCAAAGTCACAGCCAAGCGTGACGGACATCAGCCCGCCGATCCCCTCGGCACGGATCAGGCCGCCATTGCGCAGGAACCACAACGCCGACACGCAGCTGAAATGGTCCAATTCCGCTTTCCGATATAGATCCACAGTCGGCAGGCACATTCCGCCGTCTTCATGATGACGCGCCAGTGTCAGAAGCACACGCAAAGCGTCTGCGCTCTGCAGGCCCTGCTCGGCTGCCCAAGCTATCGCCCGCTCGCTCATTCTGCCGCCTCCAGATAGTCTTGATTGAGCGCCATCGGCGCCGCATCGGCGCAGATCGCCGAGACGCAGGCCTCCATTTTTTCGACGGAAACCGCATTGCCGATCTGCTTGATCATTTCCGTCTTGGTGCCGGCGAATTCGTAACTCTGTTCCTCGGTGTTGAAGCCCATCGCCGAGGCGAGTTCGGGCGGTTCAAGCATCCGAAACAGCACGTCAAAATTCTCCAGGCCCTCGACCAGGTTGACGCGCCCCGTCGCGCAAATCGTCGGTGTCGGGTCGTCAATGTCGTGAACCCGCGGTTGCTGTCCTTCCCGCTCGCCGAATTGCGCCGCTACAAAGGCAAGCTCGCCGCGGTTGGCGCCCGTGACTGTCGGCAGCGGCACATCAACACCCTGGATACGGTTCAAGCCGCCGGCATGCGTCAGCGGCAGAACAGCCGCAAACTCGCCGCCGCGCGCTGTGGTCAGTGTCGGCAGCGGATCGGTATTGATATTGCGGGCTTGCGCGCCGCCGTTCGAATTGGTGACCGGAACCACCATCCCGAAACGACCCTTGCTTGTGACGGTCGGCATCGGCTCGTCGATACCACTGCAGGTTTCGCCCGAGCCGGAACCGTAATAAGGCGCAATCAGCGCATGCGATGGCCCTGTGCCATGAACAGCCCCGAGCGGATCGTCCAGGCTATGTACGCGCCGGCTGTTCGGATCCCGCTCTTTCGGGTCGTTGCCATGTGCAACGGTGACAAGCATCGGCCGCGCGCAGCCCGCACGCCCTTCCACGCCGGCCCCGCCGGTCAGGATCGTCGGCAACGGTTTTTCGGTTGAGCGCGCAGCCCCGCCGCCGCATTGCGACAAGACGATCGGCTTCGCCTGGTAGAGATGCCCTGCCCCTGCGGTCTGGGTTGGAAGCGGCGCCTCGACACTGGTCGCGGTTGATTGCCCTTTCAGATTCACCACAACAGGCTGCGCAATCCCGATATGCGTTCCCTTGGCCGTCACTGCGGGAATCGGCTTGTCGATAGAGCGGCCGTCGGCGTTCTGCCGAAATGTGATTATGATCGGCTCGGCCCGCTTGCCCCCGCTCGAAAAAGACAACGGGTCTTCGCGATACTCCCGCAACATGGCGATGACCTTGCGCACTTTCGTCCGGCGTGATGCCGGCGTCGAGGTCTTGCGCTTCACGTGCCGCTTGGAAAAAGCGTCTTTGACGTGGAAATGCAGCGAGTTTTCCAACTCGGCCAGGATGCGAACCAGGTAGGGTTCCGGCCATTCGAAACGGACGGCACCGGCAAAGATGCGCAGCAGCGTTTTCGGCGCAAGCGGCTTCGGCCGACCGAAGATCGAAACGCCCTTGATTGACCAGTCGATGATCTTGCGCGCAGGCGTCCAGGGCTGCGGCCCGTCGAACAGGTCGGGATTGAGAACTTTCCGGTCGGCATGGGTGCGCACCGGCCACAAGACCCGGACCCGGTCAGAGCGCCCCATCAACATGAAGCGCGCGCGGGTCGTCGCACCGCCATAATCGGCCGCAACCAGCTTGCGATATTCCAGGTGATTGAAACCAAGCGCCTGCAGCGTGGCCATCCAGGCGCGGAAATATTCGCCTTGCCTGGATTTGATCGGCTTGCCGGTCCTGGCGTTCACCGGCCCCCAATTCCGGTATTCCCACACATTCTCAATGATGATGCGCTTCACGCGCAGCTCTGTCAGCCAGGTGATGATGTGCCACGGGTCGGACCGTTGCTGGTCGCTGGTTGGTTTGCCTCCGCGGGCATTGGAGTGATGCGTGCAGGTCGGCGAGGCCATCAACAGGTCAAGATACCCTTCCGGCACCAGCATGTGCGGCCGCACCGTGGCGATATCCTGAACGAAATGCCGGGCGTGCGGATGGTTCTTCTGATGGGTCTCGATCGCGGTCGGCCAATGGTTGACGCAGACCAGCTCCAAATCCAGGCCGAGTTTTTTCAACGCGCGTTCGCACCCGGTGGACGATCCCCCGGCACCGCAGAGCAGATCGGCAACAAGCAGCTTTTTCCGCTTCATGCCGCCTCCCTATTGCTCTCTCGGGAGGAACACACCAAGTTACAGTTGTATTTGGGGGAAATCACATGAAGACAGTAGAGCGCCTTTGGGGACACGTGATTTTGCTGTGTTTTGGTTCTGCCTTTTTGGGATTTGTCGCCGGAGCGATTGTTAGCGATGGAAAATCGACATTCCAAGAATGGTACGGTGCGTCCAGTGGTTGGGCTGCGGCCGTTGTCGGCGTAGGAACGATCATTGTTCTCCTCCGACAATTGAACGATTTGCGAATGCAAACAAATTTCGTTTTGGGGAACTTGGAGCCGACAATCTACGTTGAAGAAAATACAGTAACAGGCTCTAGCAGCACTCTTTATAGGTTTACTATCGAGAACCAAAACATTCGAGACATGACACTTGAGCGAATTAGAGTAATCGCGCCACCGTGTTGCAAGCTCGTTGTATACAGCGATAATGCAAACGCGCTCATTAGGGTGAATGAGATCGACAATTTGCAACAACTTGATGCAGCCACCAACCGCGTCGACATTGCCGCGTGGACGGACCGGAACCAGCGCAAGAAGTCTTCCCGCCCCCAGTTTTTTGTCATCAAAGACGGGACTGAACCCTTCAGCGGTGCCGCAACCTTCGAAGTTTCCTATAAGCTCAAGGGCGAACGGGATTGCATCTCCCGAACCGTAGAGTTCAGAGCCGAAAACTGACATCAGCCTTCCCCCTCTTCGCCGACCGGCGCACACCGCTCCGCGTATTTCAGAAGGACATCCGCGTGACACGGCGCGCCAGGCGGACACCAGCAGGCCAGGTCCTTGCCCTTGAGCTCATGAACCGGCAGCTCGGGAATCGTGAAAAGCTCGAAGCAATCGCACACGTCCTCCGCGTCCATCGGCTGGTCGGGCATGCCGGGAAGCTCGTCGCCGATCTTGAACGGGTTGCCCCATTTCGTCGTGCGATCGACGATCACTGCGTCCGGATTGTCCGCGCGCCAGGGCTTCGATCGCGTCATCTGGATCCGCTTCGGCATCAAGCAGCCTCCGCGTCGTCGCCGAATCTGATAAGATTCAGCAAGCTTGAGTTGCAACAGAGTTTGAAGGCATGATCAGACAACCAACAGCGGGCGAAATTGCCTATGGGGCGATGCTTTTTGGCTTCCTTCTTTTGGGCATCGTTCTCGGTGTTTGGCTTGGTGGCCACGACAATACACGCGAATGGATTGGGGCAATCAGCGGCTGGGCGGCTGCCGTTGTTGCCATTCCTCTCGGGGTCCTCGCTTGGATTGCCGTTCACAAGCAAATGGACCAGGCCAAGGATCTTCATAGAAAGAAGGCACAACAGGCAGAGAAAGTCGTTGCACCTTACGTGCGCCAGTTGGCTGAAATCACAAACAACCTGATTGCTGATGCAAGTGAGATCATGGGCTCGGGTCTTGAAATCACTTTGCGTCTCAACCTTATAAAACAAGGGCTCGATGCCATTGATCGCATGAAATTTTCTGACGTTTTCGAGCGTTTCGAGAACGAACTGCCGCCAGACAAATCGTTCTTCCTGAATGAGATCATTGTTGCCCTTCGAGAAGTCTCCGACGCATTCGCAAATCTGAAGGAGATTTACAGGAGTGACGAAGGAAATCTGAAGGGGGCGGCGACACACGCTAGTGCTCTTGCACAAAGGCTCGCGGAGCGAATTGGGATGTTCGAGCCGGAATGTGCCACTGAATTCACCAGCCTGCCGGAACATCTTGTGTCGGACAATTATGAGCAGGCGCCAATGCGGAGTTACCGCCACGTGCGGCGCGCGTTGATCAACACATACGTGCTGAAGGAGTAACATCACCCCACCCTCCCATGAAAAACCGTCGGCTTGCCCGCGGCCTCCCGGTCGAAGCGGTACCAGGCGCAATTGTCCTTGCCGTCCTGGCGGGTGCACGGCAGGAAGCGCAGTTTGCCGACCGACAGAACATCGGTGCAGAAATCCATGAATGGTGCCGATTGTTTGGTGTGCAGCCAGTCCGCGTCGAACAGCAGCCAGGTCGGAACTATCGCGGCAAACCGGGCAATCAGCGCATGCAGGATCGGCCGCAGCCACGGCGGATTGCTGATGATGTTGCCCGCCCCGTTCAGATCCGCCTTTGAAAGCTGGCGCGCATCGCCAAAGGGAATGCCCGGCCGGCGCGGATTGATGTCATAGCGGGCAAGACATTTGAGCCCGAGCCCTTTCAGCTGCCAGATCAGATCCCCCAGCCCGCAACACGGCTCGGCATAGTCGGTAGCGCCATGATGCTGCAGCAGTGACCCAAGTGGCGCGCAGGCGCGCGGATCGAACGTCCGGTAATACTCGTTCTTCACCCGCTGAAAGTTGGACCGCTTCCCCATCACGCGGCCTTGTCTTCACTGACAACCAGCACAGGCGCGGCATAAGCAAGGCGGCTATGCGCCGGGCAATAGGCGGCGTCCGCCGCGCAGGCCGCGCCGCAGTAGAACCCGCCCTTTTCCGTTGTCTCGTCAAAGCCCCAGACCGGCCAGCGGCAGGACCGGGTCCCAAGCTCGGCAAAGGCAACCGGCCCACCGGGCCGCGTGCTGCCGCCGTTGAGCTCTGCCCGCTCCTCCCGGCTCATCCCGGCCGCCGCCGCCAGGCTCTCCCGCTGCGGATAGGTTTTCCGGGCGCTTTTTGTGGTCTTGCGCGTGCCCCTGCACGAGCCTTTTGCCTGCGCAGTGTTCTTGGGCTTGGCCGACGGGGCTTTGGCCCGCCTGCCCCGCACCGGATTACCCAGAAAAATGCCGTTCCGGTTGCATGCGCCGATCACCGCGTTGCGCGACACCCGCCCATACATGGCGGATATGCGCAGCGCCATCTCCGCCCCGCTCAGGCCCTCGGCCGCAAACGGCCGGCACACCTCGGCCTTTTCCATTGAAGACAACTCGCTCCACTGCCGTGTGATCATTGACCGGCTCCCGTTCGTGTTTTGCAGATCTGGGTGAGAAGGCCGGCAATATCGTCCAGCATCGCCGCGTCCTGGCGATAGCCGCGCGCCACCGCCGGTGCGTTGGAAAAGTCGTTTCCGGCCAGCGCCACTTTTTCCGATATGTCCGCGCAGCTTCTCTTGTTCGCCGCCAGCACCTTCAGCCGCGACGCCATCCCGTTGAGCTCGTGCGGGGAATAATCATGAAGGCGCTTTTTCATGCCGCACCCCGCTCGACTCTCGCGTGCAAATTTGGTGAGGTGCAGCCATAAAAAAGGAATGACAATGCCGGAAGGTTTGATGCTCTTCGTATTGATTGCCGCAGCCATCTGGCTTGTGGGTAATCTGATCCGTTACTTCGTTTTTCCACCCGGAGACCAGCAAGCGGCATTCGCCTCCAGGTCGAACACGCCTTCGAGCCGCCTTGCGCACAGGGTCAGCGCACAACCGCCACCAGCTGCACCACGACCGCCGATCGTCGACCCTGGCGAAAGAGTTGAAGAACCCGCTTTGACGGCTCCAGACACACCAGCGGAAGCCGCGACATTCATGATCGAATACACAGATGCAAACGGGATTTTCTCGCGCCGGCGCATCACGGTCGCGAGCTTTAAAAAAGCAAGTGACGGTACGCCGATGCTTTATGCCCGCTGCCACGAACGGAACGCCATGCGAAGTTTCCGGGTGGACCAAATTTCCTGCTGCATCGATTATGACGGTGAAGTGCACGACAATGTCATGAGCTTCCTTGCCGAAAGCGTTGGCCTCGACCCGCAGCCGCAGCACGACAATTGGGAGCGGGTGCGTACGCTGGTGCGACCGCACGCGGTCGTTTTGACCGCGATTGCGATCACTGACGGCGATATTCCTCCCGAAGAGCTTGAGAAGATCGTCAGCCACTGCATGAAGGTTTGCGACCGGCAGAAAATTCAAGCAACTCCGCATGAAGTCTCTTTGCGCCGTTACATCAAACGCTTGCGTCCAACTGAAAAGGACATTGAAGACGCCTGTTCCAAATTGAGATCTGCAAGCCAAACGACACGTCAGGAATTGTTTGACACTGCCGAAGACTTCCTCTTTTCGGAAGGCACAGAGGACGAAGAAGAGGACGCACGTTACGTTGATCTGTGCGGTCTCTTGGAGATCGATCGGTGGAAAAATGCTTCCTGACGTCATCCCCCCGCCTCCGTCCCGGACGCTGATCCGGGATCCCGATCAACGCTCAGCAGCTGCTGTTTCAGTTGCGACAGATCGTTCAGAAGCTGGCTCACCAGCGGCAGCGCTTCCTTGGCGAAATCATCGGGCCCGATTTCATCGGCCATGTAGCGGCTGATAAGTCTGGGAAACGACCAGTGCCGGGCCCCGAGCGCGGCCAGCTCCAGTTGCGGCGCGGTTTTGGTCTTGTCGGGTTCGGGCACCCGCACAAAGGTGCCGCCGCCAATGTCACACAAGGCAACCAGCAGCGGCGCCACCTCACCGGCTTCGCGCCGGTCCCTGATCAGATCGGCCAGCACGTCCACTGGCATGAACGTGTCCTGGTGCCGTTCGTTGCCGGTGTTGGAATAGTCGGACAGCGTGTTCCGGCCAACGCGCGTCACGGAAGCGGCATTGTCCTGCCCGCCCGCCATCTGCACGGTGCGCTGCGTCGCCAGTTTCAGGCCGCGCCGGTCCCTGTCGGTGGTCGGTCTGTGAGGCTTCACGAATCCACCCCGCAATTTTTGTCGAACTTGCGGGATGACTGACTTACCGGTTCTGACGAATACTGGTCACGCAGATCAGCGATCTGCTTCCGTTCATCTTCGGTAAAAACCAGTTCCTCGAGCGTGAGTGTGCCACCTATCGTTATTAGCTCAGACCAAATCTTGAATAGATTTCCGGTAGGAACGCGACCTCCCGCGCCGCCCTTGCTTTTGGGCATGCTCCAACGAAGCACCGAAGATGGGTCCTTTTTGACCAGCCGGGAAACCTTCATGAGACCCCCAAGCTCCCTGAGAACTAATTTCGCTGGTTCGTTTTGCATGAGGCAAATATGAGATTATCGCATATTTTATGTCAAGACATTTGCAATCAAAATTATTCGTTTTTCGTGGGTAACGGCATAGGGAAACCTATGCAAAATTCTCCTATGCATGAGAAAGACGCACGAGCTGCTATCGCCGATTGGCTTCGAACAGCACTGAAGGACGCCAAGATTTCGCAAACGGAACTTGGACGTCGAATGCAACTCGACCAGTCAAAAATCAGCAAAATATGCAGCGAAGATCGAGGCATGAGTGCAGCGGAACTCTATGCTGCGGCGAACGCTCTCAATGTCCCGCTCCCGTCACTAGGGGACATCTCATTTGCAGACCCGCCCCAAAACAGTGGCGAGGATCTCCAGGAAGACCTTTCGGAGCTCGCTCTCCAAATCACCAAAGAACTGGAGAAAACACACTTTTCGGGCAACATGCCTCCGGAGGACTACATTGAAGCTTCTGCGGTACTTTATGCCATGCTGAAAAGTGCCGGAACCTGGCATCCGAAGCTATTCAAGACCTCTGTTGAGATGGTCGACAAGGTAAAAAAAGCAAAAGAATACGAGCATTCCACCTTTACAGATTATGTGAAATCTGTTGCGCTACACTACCGTACGTTGATAAGTGCCGAGAACTCAATTTAGCGGCAATCCCACGGCCTGAGCGATAGGCTTTTCAAATGACACATAACAAAAAGAATTTAGACCATGATGCAACGCGGCCAGACGCACAACCCAGAGTCGCTTATGATCGTTTGTTCAATTTAATGCTATCTGCCCAAGCACGAGGACAGCTCTTCATTGTGTTCGACGAGTGCGAAAACGAGTTCGAGCACCGGAATGTTCATACACTGACATTGGCGGAACAGAGACGTCTCTATCACATCGCAAGAGACGAACTGTCGAAAGTCAGAATGAGAAATTACTGGCAATTCGATTTTACGACTTCGAGTTCCGTGCAATGAGCAGCGATATTCACACGCAAAACATTGACCTCGTTTCAAAGGGCTGGATTGGCGAAAAGGCTCAATACCTTTTAACGACGTGGCGACGGACAGGCGGAATAATTGACGATCCGAATGTTTTCGCAGGAATTGCACCTCACTTCGTTCGCCTTGCAGGGCATGTACCGGAAAATGACAGTCCGGAAATCCTGTTCGTCGGCCGCCAAAGTCTCCTTGGACGAGAGATAAGATCATCGCGTCGATTGAAGACCGACCGTCGCTCCCTCTTTCGACCAGATTATAGACGCGCAACACGTGATGGCTTTGAGCATGCCCTTTACGAACCTGTACTGCAGGAGATCCAGGATGTCTTCTATCCGGACTCGGGCCCCAGCGTATTGCTCTACGGCAAACTGACAACCTGCTGGCGGACCACAAGCGGAATTCCGTACCTGATCAGCTATTCGAAGCTGTTAGGTAAGCGCGCTCTAGACCATCCATCCAATCGAGAGCATCCGCTCGACTATTCGACGCGGCCACCAGGTCGGATGCTATCGTTGCCGGCGGCACTGCCCATACAAGCCCAAGAGGGTTTATTCGGCTGAAACCGTATGCGAGTGGATATCGTTTTGACCAGTCACTCTGATTTACCCAGCAATAGTGCCAATCCGGATCCCACTTCCATAGTCCCAAAAGCACACATAGTGGCGCAAACAATTTTGGAATCCCTCGCCCTTGAAATCGATCGCGCTTTACGTGGAAATCCCCGTAATACGCTACCTTGCCTTTGATTTCAGACCAAAATCTTGGTTGCCGCTCTGCTGGCTGAGCGTTGCCGCCTTCAGCTCCCGGGTAACAACGCCGCCAGTATCGCTGCAAATGCCTGTCCAGGCTTTCGGTACCCAGGTCGTCCAATCTTGCGGCGCATAGAGCGACCAACTGCCCGTCTGAAAAGCCGCCAACCCAAAATGCAGTCGCTTCGGTATAGGTGTTAAGCTCGGTTCGAAAATGCTCTGATAATTGCGCCTTATCCTCAACAGGCAACACTTCTTCGAGTGCTTCAAAACTCCAAGAATATCGCACAGAGACACCCATTTCAGACAGCCTGGTTTTGTGAGCGGCAATCAGTTCGCTCAGCACAAGCGGGTTCAAAGAATCTCTCATAAATCACCCAAAAACAGGTATGCGAATTCCTTACTTCGCGTTCTCATTAATCAAAATAATTCGATTTCCGCTTGACAGAATTATGCGAAATTCTCATATTTTGTGTGTTCGCGCGAAGATCGAAGACACTCACGGATTGAGCCGTGAGCTTGGAACTTCGCAACCAACGCAAGCGATGGGGTTCTATGACCAGTGCATCCGAATCTTTGAAGAACCTTACTACGGTGCGTTCGGAGCGTGCAGTGCACCCCGGAGAATCTACAGCTTTTTGTCATGTGAAGGCATGCGTTCAGAACCACAGGTTGTTAGCGTCCTCTGGGATATTCAACCACACGGGCCTTCAAGACATGACCGCCAGCATCCGAAACACCGTTTCATCCTTCAAGATGCTGAAGAAGGGCATTGCCTGGTTCAATCAGAACAAGGCAATGCCGGCAGAAGACAGGGTCTGGCATGTCGAGATCCTGCTCGACTCGTTTGAAAAATGCATGGACAGCCTCGCCGCGCAGATCCGGTTCTACCAGAGCGCCAAAAGCCCGACCCGCGCCCTCATGATCGAAAAGGACGATGGCTCGGTTGAACATCTGAGCGGCCAGAAGGTCCAGAGCCTCTGCCTTCAGATGCCCGGCCAGCCGGAAGATCACGTCATTTTCGGCAAGCCCGAAGCGCTACAGGCGATCGCCAGCGCCCTTACGGCAACCGGCCAGACCGTCACCGGCCCTGCCCCCTTGCACGAGCACGCCGAGCTGCTCGCCAGCAACCCGCCCGGTCCGGCCAAGGCAAAAGCCACATGACCGGGCAGCTCATCACCTTCGTGACCGCCACCGCCCCCTTCGCCTGCATGGCGGTCGCCGCCGCCTGCCTCGCCGTCATGTTCTGCAATCTGCGCGCGCGCAACACCGCGCACGCGCATCAAAGCTTCGGCCAATGGCCGGAGACACCAAAACCGACCTCCCCTCAGACGGCCCGGACATCTCGCGTGCAATTCGATGCCCTGGCAAAACGTCTGCCCCTTGGCCTCGCCGCCGGCATCGCTGTCGGCGAGGTCCTTTTCTGGGTGCTTCGGGGGTCGGTTCTGTGAACACTCACCAACAGCCCAACAGCTTCCAAGCCCGCGCCCGCACCGCCGCCACCCGGCAAACATGCGGTCCAAGGACGTCAACTGGCACGCCGCCCCATCGGCAACAGGCCCGACAGACGGAAGAATCCGCGCCGGGCTCGTGCGAAAGAGGATGAAAATGGGAACCGTTTCACGCATTGAGCGCTTTGATCCTTCCGACATGATCGCCGAGAAGGAAGTCATGACCCGGTATCCAGGCATTTTCAGGGACGGCGAGTTGTCGGAACTCCGCAAACAAGGCTTGATCGGTCATATCCCGATCTCGCGGCAGCGGATCCTGTATCGTCCTGTTGACATCGAAAAGTATCTTCAGGAACGTTTCGTTCCTCCAGTAACGAGGGAACAGGACCCATGTCCTCCAGAAAACCACGGCTCTTCGAATACAAAGGCCAATGGATCGGGCGGGAGTCTGGAAGAGCCGGTCTCTATAGATACTGGTTCCAGGGAAGAAACACTCGCCGCCGCAAACTTGCTGCTGTCGAGCTAGAACAGGCAGTCCCCGAACTCATTGCGATCGTGGAAGCAGCACCGGCAGACGCCGGCACACCCGATCAGGTGATGTTTGCCGTTGTGGTCAAGTCCTACCGAAAACGCGTTCTTCTGAAAAAACGCAAGATCTGGACTGATCCGGCGACCGGCGAAGAACGTGAGAGCCTGAGCACGACGGAAAGCGGTTTCAACCTTTCGATCAAGCGTCTTACCGCATTCATGGAAATGCTGGTTGACGGCAGGAACCCGCGATCGCCGCACAAGGCAGCCTTCCGGGTCGGCGAACTCACCTTGACCGCACAGCAGGCTTTCTGGCGCTATCTGAAGAACAAGCACCAGCTGTCCCCCAAGGCGATATCGATTTACATGGCAACGATCGCCGCCGCGATCAACAAGGCAACAGAGCCGTACATAGACGATGTTGACGGCACTGAACGTGAAATCCGAATTCTCAGCCAGGGCATCAGGGTTTCCGCAAACGTGCGCGAAATAGCAGATGCGATCGGCGAATCCGCTGGTCCGCGCCACAAAAAGTCTTCTCTTATCTTGCCGACGTTCAAGCAAATGGCGGAAGCGATCGACTCTATTCCCGATCAGAAGCGCTACGAACACGCCTTCCGCTATTTCATCGTCGCGCTGAACACGTGGGCGCGCCCGGAAGCAGTTCACGATCTGAACTTCTTTCACCAGATCAATTATGAATACGGCATTGTTGACCTGAACCCTGCCAACCGGGAACAGACAAAGAAGCACCGGCCCATCATTCGCCTGACGGAGAACCTCAAGGCGTGGGCGCTCTACTGGAACGAACCTTATCCGATCACCTGGCGCGGCGAGCGCGCGAAGTCGGCGAAGAAGACGATCAAATCCGCATGGAGGGAAGCCGGTTTTGCAGCACGCAGTCGCTACGATCTTCGCTCGTTCATGTCGACACATGCCAGGCGCCTGGATCTCGGTGGCGGCAGGCGCATGGACAGCGAGCAGAAATCAATTTGGCTAGGCCACAAGCTTGCGGCCGGTTCATCGACATCCGACTTCTACATGGAACTTGATCCAGACTATCTGCAGGAAGCCATGGAAGCCACGGACCGGATCATTCTGGAGATCAACCATCACCTGAAGAAACGCTCACTGATCGCGCCCACGGTCGAGGTTCGGCAGGGTCTGACGGTCTATAAAGGGAACAAATCCTGA